TGATCACTTATAGCATGATCATATGCTATCTTTCCTCTATCTCCACGATATGCTGTAATTTCAGTTTCACCTAAATCAACACCAATTCTTTGATATTTATTATTAACTGAATCATATCTGTAAATAGAATTTTTCTCAGTATCTATGTAGAGAAGGTAGTTATAGGTATGCTCGAATGTGTCCATTGTACCAAATCTTAATTCTCTTAATGTATAAATCCATTCTTCTTCGGTATCTTTATATCCTTGCTCTACAGCAGATTGATAAGCAGATTTACCATGAAATACATATAGATCAGTAAATCTTGGATCTTTTTTTCCCGCAGAGCTCATTAAAAACGATTTGATCATTTGGTTCATCCTCTCCTCTCTTTATATAGTTATAAGATTAACAATATGTCTGACTCTTTACCTTTGTCAGATTATATCTATAAGATAAAAAAGACGGTATAGAATAATCTATACCGTCTTTAAACTCGTTAATATTCATATTGTACTATAACTTCACTTTCATATTTTATATCTGATTCTTCTAGTACTTTTAAACCTTTTTCCTTTACCTTATCTAGTAAAGATTTATCACTAATTTTTATACCATCAATTCTTGTTACTCGATCTTTATTATCTTTCACAATATCTGTAAATACTATACCATAGGCATAATCCAACAATACATCATCAAGAATCCACCATTCATCACTTTCTTCTTGATCTGGTACTTCAACACTAGACGGTTTATAGTATCTAATTCCCTTAATTAATCTAGGATTATATACATATACTACCTTACCCTTATCAACTACACTTTGTGGAACTGCATATATACAACCACCTACATATGTACTTACACAAGATCTAGGAACTATTAAATTCTCACCAAATAACATAGAGTTTGGTACTCTAGGCACCAAACATTCAAGTTCGGAGTCGTTAGAAATATGATAGAATAGAGGATCTTTTCTATCACCCCTAGCTTTCTTTACATTTAAAGGATTGATAGATTTAGTATTTTTAACCAAGATCTTAGTGGTATCTTCTCTTTCATAGTCTCTCATAAATAGTTTAGAAACAATGCCATTATTTCCACTATACTTGCTTATACCAAAACTAATATATGCAAAATCATCAATAATAAATGGTCTATTTACAATTACCTGTGAATAGTACTTAACTATAGACAATCCATAGATTACATAAATAGTCGAATAATTCTTTAATGCGATATTATAAATAGAATCTAAAACTTTTTCTCTATGAGTTAAATGGTCCTCTCCAAACGGTCTTTGTTTTGCTTTAGGTCTTTGCATATTTTTATAAAGATGATTGAAGAATCCTTTAGCCATAGTCATATATTCAGGATAATCTTTAACGATGTCAGATATTATTTTCTCGTTATTCACACCTATAAGCACATTATCAAGATTAATAAATTCAACTCTTTCAAATCCATCGATAATAGGTTGCTTCTTACAGAAATCTTCTCTATCCGTAAGGATAAAAAGAATATTCTCGTCTTTACGATAATGGAGTTCGTTAAGTTTTATTGCCACACTTTTATTAAAAAACATTGATTCTAGTGCTTCTTGATCGTAATCTACATATGAACTAAAAGATTCATAACCAATAAGAGAATTAATATCATATTCGTCAATAAATGGCAATACCTCTTCTGTTTCCTTAATAGCCTGCAATACATTTGAAGACATATTAACTTTATCACCAGTATAAAGAGTCACTATAAATATCTTATTAGCTTTCAAATGATTCTTATATGGCATCCCATATTCATTATTTTCATCTGGCGTGATACCTAATACAAAACATGAATCTACTTCAAATGGTTCTTTAGATTCCAATAACTCTTTTTCGGTAACTATACATACATGATGTTCCCTATCATCAATACTACCCCAATCAATCAATTCCGATCTTTTAAGAAGATAAAACAAATCACAACAAGGACCAGCATAAGGACTTACAAATAAAATCTTACCAGGTGTATTCTTAATAAAACTAATAAAAAAATCAGAATTTTCTACGATTATATTTGAATACATTTGAGATCTATGCCCATTAAACATATTTGTGAAAGCATTCAAATAACACTCGCTCTTTAATTTCTTTAATGTCGATACAAGTGATTTTACTTGATTGCCATAAGTTGATTTAAGATGAGGAAGAATGTGATTGTCTAAGAAAAGATCTGTTAATTTTCTAACTTCTTTTCCATGTTCAACTGTTTCCATTAAATCTATACCGTGATAGATATGAACCAAATCTTCTAAAAATAGTCTCTTACGCTCATCTAAATCTCTTTGATTTGCAAACATTGTTTCAGTTCTTTGGAATAACATAGCTAAATCATCTGTAAATCTACTTAATCTAATTTTATATATTTCATTTGCTTCTTCATAAATATTATTAAGAATATGAGGTATGCAATAATCTGAGTATTCGTTAATCCTAAGTGGTAATTCATAAATACCATTAATCATATGCTTAAACTCTTTACCTTTAGGATTAGGAAGGTGTGCAATTCCTTCTAATTCATCCACTTCTTCAGTAGGTAATTCTGCCATTCTTTCAGTAAAATATACTAAATCGTCCATTGACATGATAGGCTGTAATTTAGAATTTGACTTCACGTATTTTTTCTCGCCTTGATCTGGATAGTTATTACTATAAATAGCAATAGTTGCAGTTTTTCCTTTATCTGAAGTCTTTTCATAAATGTCATCAGCAATAGCGTTTAAGATATCTTTAACCGATTTAGCTGTAAATAATCCATTATCATAATATAAAGGAAGAGTATAAGTAGGAATATAGAAAATATGAACCTTCTTTTCAGTAGTACAGTATTGTCCACTAAGAACAGTTACCATACGAATATTACATTTAATATTAGCACATGAGATGCTCTTAATATATTCATAAACTTCATCGTTGGTTTTATCCTTCATAGAAGCAATATAGTCTACTTCAGAAATAGAATGATTAGGTGTACAAGCCATTAGAGTATCATCCATAGAACTCATTGATTCAGTAGCAATTTCGTATGAATCATTAAATACTTTCTCCATAGATTCTAATCCAGTTAAGAATCCTTCCATATTCTCTAATTCTGTATTAGAGATGACTGAATCAAACATATCTCTACTCCAATTCATAATACCACTCATTCTAGTAGAAAGATTAAGCTCACTACCAGTATTCAATGATACAATAGTAATATTGACATCTACATTCTGTCCAATACGATAAATACGGTCACAGCATTGATTGAAATCTGAATCTCTCCAAGGTACACCGAAGAAGAACATCTGAGATGCCTCAATTAATGTAAATCCTGTACCCATTGTATCGGATGTAGCTACTAAACATCTAACAGTATCTACTTCCTTAAATGAAGTTATCAATTCATCTCTTTCTCTAGGATTATCACCTGTAATACATACATTTTCAATTCCACTCTCTTTGAGTTTCTTAGAAATATGATATACTACTGGCTTGTATTGAGAAAAGATAATTGTCTTCTTTTCACAGTTAATAATATCATTAATAAATCTATCAATATTTTCTTCAAATAAAGCAATAAACAAATCTCTTCTAGCAGGAGGCAATACCTGACCTATTGCTTTACCTTTAGCAGAATCAATCATATTAATAAACTTACTTTCTAACCATCTGATTTTCTTAGATTCTTCTGGATCAGTCACTTTAGGATATACTGCTCTAGACAAGAATGATCTAATTAATTCCATATCGTAGTCGTGGAAATATAGATTATTTGAAGCATTGACTGTAGTAAGCCACTTCATATATTGCTCGTATCCTAATTCATTCTGACCATATTTCTGGACATAATACTTCATTTCATTATAAAGAGATTCATTTTCTTTAACCATCGTTGCATAAATATCTCTATAAAGGTTAAGTACATCCTTCTTTAAGTTTGTTACTGTAAATCTAACTGGGTCTTGAATATCTAAGAATACTTCTTCAATATTCTTCTTAGGTAAACCGGTAAGAATAGATTTATCCTTTCTATAAATTACTTTACCTAATCTCCTATTGACAATATCAGATGCATCTGTATTATTCAACTTAAATGCTTTACTATACATAGAAGCTGCTTCGTCTGTCATTAATGGGTCGATGAGTCTTAAAGCTGGAGTAATTTCGGATGGTGCTGCTTTAATAGGAGTACCAGATAGCATAACTGTATCTTCAGGTTTAATCTTTTCATGAATTCTAACTAAATCCTGAGATCCTTTTCTATCTATATTTCTGAAATTATGACATTCATCCACAATGAGAATATTTCTGCCAGGTTTAATATAAGGCTCCATTAATTTAATAGATTCATTATTTACAATAAAGAATTTACCTTTCTTACCATCTTGCTTAGACTTACATTGAATAACTTCTGCGTCGAAAGTTTTCTCTTTATCATATTTCAAATAATACTTCCTAATCTCGGATGCCCAGTTTGATGTAAGTGCATTAGGACATACAATATACACATGATCATATGCACCACATTCTGCTAATGCAATAGCAGTAAGAGTCTTACCTAAACCTTGATCAAATGCAAGTATGCATCCATTAAGCTGTAAGGATGCTTTATAAGTTGGATAATTTGTGATGAATTCTTTCTGATGTGGTAGTAAAGTTAAACTAAGATTCTTTAATCTATTCATATCCATAGAACCAACATTGCTAACATCTACTTTTCTTCCAACCCAAGTCTTTTCATTAATCTTAGCTGCAATGTCTAAGTATGAAGAGTCTTTATATACTTCGCCCAAATCACTAAAGATTTCATGTAGTTCCATAGCGAAAAAAATAGGAGAAGTTAGTTCTTTAATCTTAAGATCTGCTTTACTAATTCTTCTATTATGATACTTCTCTAATGACTTTGGATCATATTCGATAGCGAAAATATTTCTAATAGATTTCGAACTATAATGCTTATAAATTCTTGCAAATAAACCGTGAACGAAGATGTTTCTAATATGAATTCTCTCATCGTCCACTTCTACAATAGGTTTTCTAGGTGAGAATGTCTGACCAAAATTATATGAAAAACTATTACCAGAATTAAATGATTCAGCAGCACCTTCTCCGGCTTCAAATACGTGTGGTAAGAATGTTGTGTTATCGCTAAGAAGATTCTTAAGATAGAAATAATGTTCCATATTATCCATCCCATACATATTCTTACATTGTGTATCCGAAATAGCTTTATCACTAATACTCATTTCTTCCCATTCTTCTTTAAGATCTTCTAATTCACCTAAAGACTCACAATAATGAATAAGTGTAAGATGAGTATCATTCATCCAATACGAAGCTTCCTCTTCATATTCCAATTCTCTAGTAATTGCATCAATAGTTTCATTTATTTCAATAGACTCAGTTGCTCTCATATGATAGGTACTTAATCTGACATTTAATTCTCTATCAGAGAAAGTATCTTTCATTTCATCTAAAAAATTGATAAATGGCTGATATTTCTTATCATTTACTTTGAAATAAAAAATCTTGTTATATTTTACCAATTCTTCCATTCTTTTATCTTTGCATTCTTCTTTAACCTTATCAATTCGAAGCATTTTATCATGTGTAGTAGTTTGATCCTTTATTTCGATCTCTAAATTTAAAGAAGGAATATAAAAATCAGGAAAATAAAATTTCTTTCCTTCATTCTTTTCATCATTTGGATTTATATAATCATAGTAGTATGTATTCGGAGATGGTGACATTATATCATTCGCAGGCCATTGCATAACATCGTGCATAAATTTTAGAAAATCTAATTCATACGTTCCCGTATAAAGCATTTCCACTCCATCGTAATTATACACTTTAGTTATACCTCTCTTGGATAACATTTCTCTTTGTTTTTCTGGAGAAAGAAGCTGATGTTTTCTAGCATATTCTTCCCTACACTCTTTCGAACCACATAAACGTGCGTATTTGCCACTTGCTTCGTTCCATTCTGTTTCTTTATCACAATACATACATTTACCTTTATATTTATGAGTAACCAATCCATATGCATATCTCATAGGAGTATAACCTTCGGGAAGCTGATCTAGATGTTTTAAAGTAGCATGCCTACACCAATTAGTACTTCCTTTAAAGTTACGATTACAAAAAGGACAATGAATAATTTTAACTTTTCTCAAAGTATATCTCTCCTTTCTTAAAAGCTTAGTAATTTGTCAATATAAATAGCGAAAAAGAAAAGAAAAAAGAAAGGGTATAATGAATCATTATACCCTTTTAAAAATTTTAGAATTAATTAAATGCGTCGGGGTCTAAACCACAAACTTCTCTATCGTAATCCCCCATCCAGTCCTCCATGTCCTGATCACACATTGCGTCACGCATATCAATTAATTCCTGTAATAACTCCAGTTCATCCATTTTTTATTTACCTCCGCTTTCTTTTTTTTTTTTGATAGCTATAAGAGACCCGAATATAGCTTTTACCATCTCTATTAGATATCTTATTTATGATATATATTTAATTTTAAATTGATTACGTAATTATAATTAAGCAACATTATATTAGAGCAAGTCGTTTTTTATTCTCTAAAGGAGTTGTAAATTTCCACGTATGTAAAGAGATTACCTATCTGGCTAACAGGTAATCTCTTTAAAATCCCCTAATCAACATTTTGATAATTTTATAAGAAAGGATTGATGTATTTATGTTATACTCATCTTTTAATAGGTTTAATAATAAATCTACTGCACTAGAAGCGGATATGACAAAACCTATAACTACACCAATTAGCAAACCTGCAGAAGTAGATCAAGATAGTGATAAAGGGAAATCTACATTGACCCAAGAAGAAGTAGTGAAAAGCAGAGAAAAAATAAATGAAATGTCTGATGTTTTAAGTGAAGCTATTTCTAAATTAGTAGAATTTTTTGCTAGTCTATTTAATGGAATTGATGCTAAATTAGATCTCTTATTTGCTTCAGACAATGACTTTTTGAAAAGAATAGAGGAAGGTAAAAAAAGCAAACCAAACTTTCCAGTGACAGTACCTACATATAAATGTAATACAAAACCTGCAGATATTGCATTAGCAAGATTTAGATTGTTGGTAGATAATACAAATAGAATTGTATCTGGTAATGCATTTGGTTCTAGATTACCAGAAGATTCATTACTAGAAATGACCCATGAGGAATTAATTAAAACAATACTAAAAAAACTAGGTGCTCCGGAATTTTGTAAAACTATGGACGATTTTTATAAATATTTGCATAAAGTATGTAAAGGAAATCAAGTAGCAATACCGATTTACGAAGGAGATGTAAAATCATATGAAGATATTGCCGCCGGTAGAAAAGATGCTATTCATGTTAAAATTAGTACTGACAAAGCTAAGAATAGAGATACTATGGCAAAAATAAATGCAAACTTCAAATTAGTTTCTACCAATACTAATCTAAGCAAAGAAATAAGAAATAGAGCAAAAAAATATACAGATAGAATGATTTTGATACAAAATATGTATGGTAGAATGATTGACGAATATGTAAAAATCAAGATAAATAAAATAAATGTGGCTAGAGGTGTTTTACTTTCAGTATACGAGGGATAAAAAGAGAGAGTGATATATATCACTCTCTCTTTTTAATTCTTAAATACCTTTTGGTAACTTCTGATTATTGTTAAATACTCTATTTGGTTTAGCATCTTTATTAAATTTATAAACATAATCAGAAAAATTTTTGTGCATATAGTCCATGTATTGATTACATCTCATCCCAAAAAAGTTCTTATCTAACGCATCGTAAATAATAACCTGTACCTGTTTAGCATTATTAGCCAATTTTCTATGATTAATTTCCATATATGATAGTAAATCATCTACATTATCAAATTCCCATATTCCTATCATAGGCTTCCACGATGATTCATACCAATATACTTTGCCATTTAAATAAAATACTAAAAATGTATGTGTAGAATATTCTGGTGGATTATCTGCAATAATATAAAAAGTATCATATTTAATATCTCTAAATCTAGAGTTAAAATTAGCTGCTTCGTATATCACATAATCCCAGCACACACCTCCGTTGTATTTTTCAAACTCGGAAGGTGTAAGACACTTATATTTATTAAAATAGTCTTCGGCAGATATTTGATATATAATGTCACCATTATTTGGTACTATATATTCCATAAGATTTGTCTTCTTATTAAAATCAATAATATCTTCTAATGTAGTTTTAATATTACTCACCTCCCATCATTGATTGCCATATAAGATGATACATTATCTGGCATATATAATCTATAGTCATACAAGAATGGCATATTCTCAGGTTTTTCCATAGAACGTGGCTGATTATATTTAAGTATGTCTTCTAATACGCCTATCATACTATTATTAATCTCATCATTTATAGGATTTTTAGTATCAGAAATAGTACAAATGTTCTTTATTTTATCGAGTAAAAGAATGTGAGAATAGAGATCTAATTCTCGTTGATACTTTTCTCTACATCTTTCAGTCTTATCAAGTCTCTTGCATACATGATATGTACAATTCAACCAATAAAAATTCATTACAAAAAATGAATAATTATTTATTTCACTGCGGTTATAACTATCTTTTGAGCCAATCTTGTATAGTTTACATAACAGATCGTGTTTATCAAGAAATTTATAATCATTTTTCTTAATAGATAAATTATGAATATCAAAGAAATCTATTAAAGGATCAATTAACAATCTATCATCATGAGGAATTTCAACATTAGATGCAATTAGGGCATAAATTGAAGATAGAGATCTTAATACACTAAATCTTTCATAATAATATATTTCATTTTCTGTAATATATACAGGTTCCCAATCATTTAAAAATGTTTGAAGTATATAGATAGAATGAGATATATTCATAAGTTCACATACGATAGTAGAATCGTTCATTATATGCAACACATTATCTTTATCTTTTCTACGATCATATATTTGAAAAATTGATATAGATTTAGTATAATAATTATAAATAGATTTCATAGCTTCTATTAATCCTTTACAGTAGAAGCTAGCGATTTTATCAAACAGCATTTTCGGGATTCTACTCTTTGTAGAGTTAGTTCTCTTACATTTTTCCTGATATTTTTTTAATTCTTTTATCAATCGTTTTGTAACAATAGGGAGCAAAATGAAAAAACCTCGCTCTTTGTCATAATAAACCTTAATACATGGAATATCATAAATTAATCTATATCTAAAATCTTTTTTATAGTTATCTTCTCTAAGTTGATATCTAAGCATTGATTCATCTATGAGAATTATATTTCTAAGAGAATCGATTTTATCTATAAAAATTTCGTTTCCTTCTTCACTGTTTTCCTCGTCTAATTCTTTTACGATAAGAGCAGGAATCAAAGAAGCGCTAACCCGCACATTTACCTGATGATATAATTCTTGAATAAGATAAAGAATTATATCATCGTCAGAACTTAATACTCGTATATCACTATCGTAAGCCATATAATTACCTCCTTCATAGAATAAAAAATAGTATGTAAAATGCTAAAAACTTTACATACTATTTTCAGAATTTTTATCTAGTTTCCGTGTTTATGCACATAATCTATACAGAATTGATGTGCCATTTCTGCATGTTTTGCTTTTGCTTTGTAAAGCATTTTTTCGATGTATTGGTCATCATGAATATCTTCAAACCCTATAGTTTCTCCAATCTCATGCTTTGCATATTTACTTCTGGCTACAATATATTCCATTGAAGGAATAAGAGGAGAAGTTCTCTCACAAGGATTGAAATTGTTTCCTACATATACCATTACAGCATATTCTACATCGTGTATGATATCAGGGTGATTTAATGCCACATCCAATACATTATACTTGTTTTCATCCATCATAGTAGTACATGTATGAAATATTACCCTACCATCTAGCTCTCTCCACATTCTTTTATATGATTTAACCAGTCTATGTAATTGTATATTCTGAGAAAGCTTTTCGACTAAATCAATTGAAGCATGATTAAGATAAAATTCATATAATACCCTACATATTGTATCAACTCTTCTTCTAATCCAAATCATATTACCATACTCAACTTCTGGATTTGTAATAATCAAAGGATTATCTGGTAATTTATCTGCTATGGATACAAGAATTTCAAACATGATATCTTGATATTGAGGAAGAGTAAGATCCTCTACTGGAATAGCATCATAATTTAATTCGTATGCATAGTGATGCATTTCATCTTCACCTATAAATAAATATTCGCATTTTTCCATTTTATTATAGGTCCAATTTACTGCAGTATTAAATCCATATTCAACCTCTAAATATCTTATCAATAGTTGATACATAGCACTATCTACCAACTTTTTGTTGAAAAGATTGGATGGTGCTTTAGTTATAGATTTTCTTTGCTTCTTAAATAGTTTTTCTGTCAATGTTTTAATCATTGTCGTAACTCCTTTCTTTTTCTACTGTACATTTATTAGTATCATTTAAATGATATCTATAAATGATTTCGAAAAAGAAAAATATCTTATAAATGATAATCTTTAACAATTTTTATTACTTCAGCATGAATCTGATCAATAGTCTTATCATCACAATCTACAATATCCCAGTTTTTTATAGATGCAGCTGTTAATCCTGAATGATAAATTCGTCTCATCATTTCTTCATTATTTTCATGATAGTCTCCGGCTCTACTCAAATCATTCTTTCTCCGAGCTTCAACGCATCCTGGGCTAATACTGAAATATAATACAAGATCTGGTTCAGGTAGATCCAAAACATTATATGCTATTTCATCGATATTTTCAATATACTTTAGCATATAATTATAAAAAAATTTATTTCCAGGATCAAAATCTCTAATGGTCTGATGAGTATACGCTGTACCAATATATCTATCAATAATAACAACATCGCCTCGATTTAAGGCTTCGCGAATTGTTTTAGCATGACAAATAAAATCTACGATATAGAACATTTCCGCCTGATACCCATTAAACGATTCTGAATCAATCTCCTGATTCAAATATGCACGAGCTAATTTGCTAGAAACATGATTCTCCGTAGGAAATTTAAGAATAGTAAAACTCCTTCCTATACTTGTAAAATAATCCTTAAGTTTTTCAATTTGTGTTGTTTTACCACATCCATCAACACCTTCAAATTCAATAATAAATCCTTTACTCATATGAATTCTCCTTTCAAATAATAGTGCAAAAAGAGCACTCAGACAAAATCATATTGTCCAAATGCTCTTTCACACAAAAATTTGATTTACCATAAATAAAAAATAGGAGGAAAAATACAACCGAAATTTATCCAATAAGAAACTTCCAGGCCCATATCATTGGATAGGTTATATTTTTATCTTATTGTCTATTCAGTATTTATGTTTATATTGCTACACAGGTTTGATAGATTTAAGAACTTCGTTCGTCATATATGTATAAGTATTTATTATATAAGTTATATATTGAAGTAGGTTACTAATAGACTCACAAATATAAATATCTGTAGTCGTCATTTCTAATCTTTTTAATATGACATTTAAATCATCAGCTGTTCGACCCATATCCATTATCAATTCATCTAAATTATTCAACACTTCTTTTACTTCAGATAATTTTACCTCTTTATCTTTTTTATCTGACGACTCTATTGCAGAAATAAAATCCTTCATCAATGCATATTTCTTTTTATCAATTTCTGCATATGAGGAACTTCTATCTCTTTTCATAGAACCATTTTTTACTATTTTAAATTCACGATGAATTAAATCTTGTAATTGTTTAATATCTTTCCATCTGGATTTAATAAATGTAATAGCTCCAGTACAATCAACACATTCATCTGTCATTATTTTATCATAGATTAAACTTCGTTTTACATCTTGAATCGAAGATTTTGCATTTCTTACAAATTCATTCATAAAATTTCTTATTTTAGTACCACTAGATATAGTAGCATAATTCATAGAACCATCTATTATCTTATTCATAGATTTTATTTGAGAAACCGCACTTTCGTTTGCTTCACATTCTTCGAAAGATTCCATTGCGTGCTTATTGAACTTTACATGGGCCCTTAAAGCTTCAGCTTCTATTAACATCGTATACGGAATTTCTAACATACCCTATAACCCAACCTTTCCTTTATGATGATTATAGGTTTGTCTGAGCGACAGTAAGGTAACTAATTTATATTATAAAAAGAGGTGATTATATGAATTGGCCTAATATTATCTATAAACGAGATGTGTGTAAGTATATATATGCAACTGAAGATAATAATGATTGCATATCTCTGTATAAAGATAGAGAATATTTTGAAGATGATATCGTTTATACTTCGTTCATAAAGAATGTGGAAAAAATGGTTAGAAGCGATCCAGATTATAAGCATTTTATAAGTCAACTTAAGCAGAAATATGGACTAGATTTTTGTCAGGCATGTAGACAATTAACTGGTCAAGATGTAACTATTGAAATGCATCATGGACCACTGTTCACGTTATACGATATATGTGAAGTAGTACTACTCAAATTTATTAAAAAAGGTTATAAAATCAATACTATGAGAATTGCTGATATAGTATTACAAGAACATTTTGATCTTAGGATACAAATAGTGATGTTAGCAGTTACATCACACGAAGCAGTTCATAATAAAGACATGTTTCTTAACTTAAAGCAAGGTATTGGTGATATAGCTCGGTTTATCGAAGATTATCAGGCTTATTTCGAAGATAATCAAAAATATAAAATCTGGAACTACATCAATCTTTCTAAAAATAATGATAGTTTCGATAAAGGTGTTCTTGATGTAGACAGAATAAAACCAATGTTTAAAATGTAAATATTATAGAGTGAATCATAATTCAGATTCACTCTATTTTTAACTTTTATATAAAAAGGAGGTTATACAGTATGAAATGGAAAGATTTTATCATAACTATTTCTTTTGAATTACAGGTATTATTAATAGTAATCTTTATAGAAATTAGTAAGAAATATCTTAACCATTCTAAACTATTTATAGAAGCATATGAAACAGTCGCTTTTTATGGATTATTACTTATAGCTTTTACATTTTTAATTATAACGATTTATTTAATAGACTATGTAAAGAAAAGGAGATAAACTATGGCTAACATCTTAACCGGTCCTGATAAAGAAGCATTAATTAAATTGCACGGATACGATTTAGCAGTATCGAATTTAACTAAGTTATTTGGATGGACTGCTAAAAAAGTAAATGGAAAATTTGTAAGAATCGCTCCTAAATATAACACTATGGATCATGTACATCTTGATGCTGGTGAATATATCAACATCGAAGCAGTTGATACAACTGTGGGAAGTATTTTATGGAATAAATTATTCGTAGAAGGTACTGTAGAAGAATTTATTCCTAATCATTTTTTTGATGGCGAAGTTACAAATAGTCATTTTAAAAAATTCTTAGGGTATATAGAAAAGGCTTTGAGAAGTAACGAGATTAATATTGAAACACAACTCATTCCATTTTTAAAGAATTATGAATTCTATTCTATGAAACTAGTTACGGTATTTAGTCCATCATATACACAGCAATTATTCCAAACTAGCCCTGGACTTAAAAAGAAGAAGAAAGAGCTTCTAGATAATATGAAAGAACGTACATTGGATAACATGGTTAAAACAGAAGACGCATTAGTTGATTATGCTAAAAGTGAATTAAAAGGTAATCCTGGTATGACTCTTTTTGACTCTGGTGCTCGTGGTAGCTTTGGAAATGACTATAAAAATATTAATATTATGATAGGTGCAGTTAAAAATGAAGCTACAAATGAATATGACTTTATTACTCATGGTTACTTAGAAGGACTGAAAAAAGAAGATCTTATAGCCATGGGTAACTTGAACGTAAATGCTTCTTACCCAAAGGCGGTTAAATGGTGCACAGCCGCCAATGCATAGTAATATGCATTAAGAAAACCTTGCGAATTGCTGGGAAGTCTTAATATAATAAGATAATCAGCAGCGAAAATATTTGATAATTGTATAAGTAAGAAATAAAATATATATTATTCACAAGAGAAAGGAGGTGAATAATATGAAAAAGAAAAATAAGATTGTTAATATTACACATCATCATATATCAACTGATTCTCATCCAGATTCAGAGTGGAAACATATTATATACGATGGGATATCTACAAATTATGAAGTCAAATCCACTGGAGTAGTAAGAAATATGAATACCAGAAATATTCTAAAGTATGAAATTTCATCTAACGGATATAAACGTGTAATTCTCGGAATAAAAGGGAAACATAAAAAGATTTCTCTTCACAGATTATTAGCAATATTATTTATTCCAATTCCGGAGAAATATCTAAATCAAGGATATTCACAATATAGTCTAGAACCAAATCATATAGATGGCGATAGATTAAATTGTGATTTGAATAATTTAGAATGGACTACTCCAAGAGGAAATACAATTCATGCTTTTGAAAGTGGATTAGCATCTATTTCTATGGGAGAGAACTCTCATCTTGCAAAAATAGATGAAAGTACTGCTATACATATTTGTGATCTTTTGTCAAAAGGTCATACTATTAACACGATAGCAAATTCATTAAATGTGTCCAGAAGCTTAGTATCTCATATTAGATATAGAGAATGTTGGAAGCACATATCGAAGAATTATGCTTTCTAATTATTAACATATAATAGAATTTCTTATTTGTATAAATATCAAACATGACGTTCAACGACTATCGAAACCTAGACATCCATATTTGTAGAAATACACAAATAGGTTGAGACTTCATTTGTCTCAACCTAGATGGATTGAATATAAGGCGATTTTTATTCGCTCGAAGGGAGTAGAGTACACCCAAGTGGGTGGAAGCACAAGGCTCCAATATATATGGTAACAGTATATATTGGATGATGATATAGTCTCAACTTCTACATATAAATGAAAGTAGAGCAGTAATTTTAATTACGGTATCTTGAGTAACGACAAGATATGAAGATTTTGTGGCACGGCCGTTTCTGGTTATATTACCAAGCAATTTTATTCTGCATATCAGTGTATTATGGCTGACCCAGAATTAGAAGATTGCGGTACAAAACATACATTGAATTTTGTAATGCCAGAAGCAATGGCAAAAGATTTAGTTCTTCAATATATTGAAGAGAACGGTAAATGTGTATTATTAACCGACGATAATGTAAAATCATACATAGGTAAACCGATTAAACTACGCTCTCCTATGTTTTGTGGTAGTGAAAAACTCTGTCGACATTGTGTTGGGGAAGCTCCGAAAACATTGGGAATTGATACAGTTGGATTAATTACAGGGCGTGTTCCAAATACCATTATGGCTAAAAAGATGAAACTTTTCCATGAAGCAAAGATTAAATTTAATGAAGTGGATATAGACAAACTCTTAAAATAATACCAAGGGCTTAATAGGGCATAAGATTTTTACTCTTATGCCCTATTAGATACGAAGTAATGGTATTTGGGTGAACGCATCCCCAAAATTTAATAGTTAAATATCAGAATTTAATTACATGTATAATACATATTTTAATTTAAGTATACATCATTAATATGGTAAAACTAATAAATACATAGGAGGTATTCATAATGAAACACAACGAAACAGAATTAAACAATCAAATTCACGACAGAGAAAGTGCAGAATATGCAAGAGAAATGCTTTACAATTTTACAAGGTATGTCGAATTGACCATAGGATTATTTAATAATATGATCGGTATAGCCTTGGGTGTTGGTGCGATATTCTTTTTCACAATTCCGAGACAATATTATTCGGCAGCAATGTGTACTATATTTATATTAATAACTATTATGATGACCATTGCCTTTAATAGCGTACTAAAACGTTGTAGAAAAATTTACGGTCATCTAATAAGTATAGATCATATAAAAAGGAGAAAATAAAAAATGACATTTTTATGTTTATTATTATATATCGCATCGGAATTTACTGAACATGCATATTTAAATCATCTAATTTTTTCAATCATTATGAATTTATTGTCAATAGCAAAAGAGTATATACTCAAAAGAGCAGATGACCCAGCAATTTATACTTGCAGTTTTAAGGATTTAGATCCATATGGTATAATTGATAAATTTATTACCATTCTTAAATTCATTCTATTTGATTTATATATGTTTTATTTTACATTCATTCTTGTAATTAAAAAATTAAGAAGGTAGAAATTATGAATAAAGAAATAATTGCATTTGTAGATGGAAGTTATAATCATCCACTCAAAAGATATAGCTTTGGTTGTATAATGTTTGAACCAGACGATGAAGATAATGTATCTATTCACGGAGGTTCGAATGATTTTAATAAGGTTTCTAAATTTAGAAATGTTGCAGGTGAAATTTTAGGAGCAGTATATGCAGTAACATGGGCTATAAAGAACGGATATAAAAAAATAACTATTTATTATGATTATATCGGAATTGAAAAATGGGCAGCCAAAGAATGGAAAAGAAATAATGACCTTACAAAAGAATATTCCATGTATATGTCAGAAGCTAGTAAACAGATAGATATTAGCTTTGTAAAAGTAGCTGCTCATACGGGCATTCAACATAACGAAGCGGCAGATTTAGTAGCAAAAAAAGCATTGGAGGTTAATCTTCCAATCCCTAAAATCGATTTTAGTCTAGTAATAATGGATTTAAAGAGCATACCTTTTCTGGTATGCTCTTTTTTCTTATTATTTACTAAAAGATAACATCATGAGTCTGAAACATACAATTTTGATATATTCATTATAGATTGCCTCTACATAATTTCTATATCTATACACGAGTTTCATATATGCATCTTTTCCATTCATGTAACCAATTCTATCATCATATTCGTGTAAAATCTTAGATTTTCTCTTATATGATAATGATAAAGAAAGGTTCATAGGATCTGGACACTTAGAATGAATTTCATTGATTCTTCTTAAATCCGCAATAATTTTTTCTAATTGAATCCAATCTAAAATTTCTTTTTTATTCACTTCAATACTAGGATCGGTAGGACCAAATGGAGTTTGAGACATAACATCCTCAAGTTTATCTTCGTCAATAAGTTTAAAACTTTGCTCTGCATAAAGTAATTTCTCAAAAGCATCTGTAACTTCTTTAGAAGCTTTATCGGATTTCTTATGTTTATTAGCATTAGACATAATTGAACTCATAATATTATGCATTTTAAGTATATCGGATAATAAACTCTTAGCATTATTAGCAAACATTGAAGTTGCCTTCTTAGAAAGTTCATATGCTCTTGAATTTACGATATATGTAGTTCTATCATCTATGTTTTGGAACTTCTTATAAAACTTTAAAGCTTTGTCATAATCACCGTTTAATACTGCAATATATACTTTAGGACCTGGAATACTTGTATCCATATTCATAGCATTCTCTGCTTCAATTTGCTGAATATTCATAGTCATATCGATAATATTGAATATTGGATTAAGCATATCGATTGCATAAAGATAATTAACTTTCTTCGATAAGTTTGATGCCAAGTTGCCAATCTTAGAAGTTGCATTACCTATATTATAAACCTTTCCAGATAAATCTCTAACACTGTCTTCCACCTTATAAAGGTTATAATCCAAAGTATCGACTTTATCAGATAAATTTCTTACATTACGATCAGTTATTTTAATATTCATTGACTGTCTTCTAGCAGACATCGTATGGAAACCTAATAAAGCCCATAATGTACCAGAACCTCTAATATTTTTAAGTTCTTCCGTCGCAGGTTCACTATCTTCATCAATTATAACATATGATTCATTTGCGTAGTTCTTCTTATCATTTGCCAAAACTGCATAATCTAAGATAGCATATACAATAGTTACATATGCATTTAAGATTCCTCTAATCTCCATAGCAGTTTGATTAATATCATACATAATCTCCATATACTTCTTAATAGGAGGAATTTCCATAGTACTACCAATCATCAATTCTGCATGATTTGAAGCTGTATCTAAATCTGGTAATTTTTCAATCATTGCTTCTAATGAATTAATAATCTTAAATGTTTCAGTAGGATTTAACAATTTTTCGAGATAATCACATGTTATAGTGATATTACTATTATCACCGGATTTCATATAACTTGGTTCATAAGTAAGAATGGTTCTAGCTTCATTTAAGAAATCAGAATTCTTTAATTGATAATAATCATTTGCCTGTTTTTCCATTTTATTACAGATAGCTTTATCTCTAATAGGATTATTATCATTGAAAATAAATGATTTTTCTTTACCAGCAATATCTTCAAGTTTTTCATATGCTTCTAAGAACTGATTTACCACTACTGCTACTTTATTATAGTATTTCTTTCTAAAAGCTACTAATTCGGTTAATGCAGGCTGACTAACAATAAACTTTTTCTTAGATTTTAATAAGGTTTTAATTGCATTTTCAGATCTTCTAAAATCATTATTAAGCATATAATAATATGCTTTCGCTTCTGGTTTGTTTAAACCTTTAATTGTAACTCCAACTTTTTCACCAATTTTATTTTTGAATAAATGATATCCAATACTAGCACCAATTCCAAATCCTGCCAAAGTAACTAAATCAGCTTCTAATGCTTCAGATAATTCTGATACATCTTCTATATGAAAATTACTAAAAGATGCAGCAGCTGGTCCATTAATATCAGGCGATGAGTTATTGCTTCTATTTCCACGAGAATTAATATTTTTGGTATTTCCTTTAATGTTACCCTCAATCTCCTCATTTTTTAGCTTAAGAATTTCTTTTTCACAATCATCACAAGCTTGTTGTAATCTTTTCTTTGCTTCTTCGAGGTCTTTTTCTTTAATTTCAGCTATTGCGGCTTGAATACCCTCAACATACTGATATGTTTTCATTGAATCGTATTTAGAGAGTAAATTTCTTTTTTCTTGAGACTCTTTCCTATTAAGTTCCACAATACATTGTGCATATTTAGAACCTAAACTATCAATTCTTGTACTTTTTTCATCAGATGTACCACGTAACTTATGTAAAATATCTGCTTTTGCATCTTGAAGTTGTGATATTGTATCCCTTACTACTCCAGATAATGCATTGTTAATCATAGATTCGTAACGAGGTTTGTTTTCGTTCCAATATTTCTCAGCTTTTTGCTTGTGTGTAAATGTCAGAGCTTCTGTAGCAGAATCATCATTCTTAGATTCTGATAAAGAATCTAAATAACTTTCAAATCCTTCTTCGGAAGTTTCACCAATTTTTTTCTCTAAATCTTTGATATATTCAGTCATTTGATCTAATGTACCATCATAATTATCGGCAATAAAATCATCTATCATATCTGATTCTTCAGGATATTTTTTTTTCGATTCATCGATTAAACTTCTTACATCTTTAGTTAATTCAAGAACTTTAGGTTTTAATTCTTTTAACTTATTACGAACAGTTTCCTCATCCTCTTCAGAGATTAATTTATTTAAAGCATCGTAAGTTTCCTGAATTTGTTTATGAATTTTTTTTGATAAAGATACATCTATCTTTGATTTAAAATTAAATTCCGATTTACTTTCGATAGCGATCTGTTCGAGTGCGTCTTCGAAACTCTGGTTTAGATATTCTTTAGTTTCGCTCATCGGTTTTTCACATCCTTCCCTTGCATAAATACTTGGTTTATCGTTATAATTTTTATATTGTGCATAACAGTAGCCAGTATCTTCTGCTAAATTAAATAGATCTTTACTAAGCCAATTAATGTTTCCCTTCAACTCATTTAGAATTTTAATAATGTTTGGATCTTGGATATATTTATATGAATTTATAATTATATCGAATTTCTTTTCAAAAATTTTAAATTCCTCATAGAGCATATCTGCATCATATGAATTATTACTCTTGAGAATTTCAATTCTTCTTTTTGCAAAATATTTCATTTGCGTAATAATCCAATTGATCTGACGGTCATTAACAGAAAGATCCTTTACCATTCTATTCGAGTTAATAATCTCGTTTAAAATGTCAGTTGCGTAATTACCAATCATAGAACTATCACGAGTCTTAAAGGATTGATATTTTCCAGTTTTATTATCATAATATGAATTAAAACGTGTTAGATCTCCTTTAATATAATCATTATCTATTTGATTTATTTTAGCTGCATATGATGTATGGTACCCTTTAAATTTCTTATTCCTTATATACCTAATTTGATTTTGCAACTTATCTATTTTATTATTGGTTACTCCGATAGTCCAACATTTCTTCAAATACTCACGTTTGGGACCGGATATGGAATTAGGGACTATATTAAAAGAATAATCTTTATCGATTTCACATATGCTGTCATAGATACTATCATATTCTGAATTATATTTATCTCTTATTTTCCATAATTCTTGTTCCAGTATATTAAGTTCAGTAGAAGTACCTCTATTCTCACAGATTGTAATCCTTTTTTCGATATCGTTAAGTTTTTTAGTACATTCAATTCTTTTTTCTGTCAGTCGTCTAAAAAGCGTTTCGAGATATCTTGGATCTTTTGTGGAATCATATTTATTAAAGAACAATCCCTCTTCGGCTTCAGAAATAGATTCTGAACTTCCTACTATAGCTTCAATATTATTAATACAATCATTGATCAATTCTACAGTATACTCATAGTTAGCAATACATTCTCCAATATAATCATTTGATTCCATTTTGGATTCGAGATCTTTATATTTGGCTCTACCATTAGAAATAATTTTTAAAGCTTCGGCTTTTAACTTGCCTATCTTTTTCTTCATTTCATTTTTGTCCTTAGAATCTCTTAACTTGCATAATTCACCAAGCATGTTTTCAACCAAATCGTTTGTTTTACAATGAATTTTAAATACTTTTTCAGTATCCAGTTCATCATCTATCTTTCCTTCAATAGCAATTTGCTCAAATGTTTCTTCAAAATATTGATTAAGAAATTCATCTTTCTTATTCATATTTCATCTATCTCCTTTCCTTTATTATTTTAAATTTAATAAATCGTTTCATTGTACTTTAATACGAAAAGAGTTAGGACTTTTAAATAATTTAAAGAATTGGGGTGATATTATGAATCAGATAAATGTAGAACCCACGATATCCAAATTTGATAAAATGGGAGCAATTATAGCAATAGAAGGTTTCAATGAACAGGAAAAAGATATACAAAGCGATCTTCTAATATCAAATTTGGAATCGGATGGATATATAGTACATCATTTTAGTTTTCCATCACATGGAGATACTGGTAAAACCATAATGAATGTAAATGTATTTAATAATTATAATGATTGGTTAACTCCTATCCAAATAGCAAATATGTTTTTGGTAGATATTACTCATTCGGTATCTAGTATTAAAAAATCTATCTCTGATGGAGAAATAGTTGTTATAACTAGTTACATAGGTACCATTATATCGAGAGTTGCACCATATTTACCAGATGCTAGCTATTTTAGCTTTTACAATGAGTTGAAGAAGATTATAGATCAAATTGAAAATCTGGCATATAATATACTATCTATTCCTAGACCAGACATAGTATTTCACTTTGATGGAAGTCAAGACGATACTATCGAAGATGCAAAAAATAATAAAGGATTTTATCTATCTAACGATCCGAGTTATATTAAAGAAGAAGCATCCGCAAGTAGAACCATTAGTCAATTAAAGAAATGGAAAGATATAGATTCCATTCATGAAGATCCAAATAATACTGCAGCTATGGTATATGAAATATTCAAGAATTGTATAAATCTTGATAATAAATATTTTAATTTCACTAAGAAATAAACGAGGTGATTATAATTGAACAGCAAACAAGGTATTGTTATATGTGGATTTCCAGGTACTGGTAAAAGATATGCATTACAAAGATTAAAAGATATATGTAAAGTAGCATATGTAGATGAATTGGAATTTAAATGGATAGGCACCATATTAAAAGATTTTGGGTTAAGTTATCCAAAAGTGTATATCAATCAAATAAATAATTTAAGAAAATCTCATGATTTCATATTAGTGTCGTCCGATAGAGAAATAAGAGATTTGTTAAAAGCATATAATATAGAGTATCATTTAGTTTTTCCAGACATATCGCTGAAGAATGAATATATTGGTAGAGCTTATTTAAATGCATACACCGATAAATATATACAAGACATTGCAATTCATTGGGATTCGATGATAAAGAATTGCATCACCGATCCTACTCCAAATAAACAAGTTTTGCAACAGCACGAATATATTGGAAATTATATATTGAAAATTTTTGCTGATAAAAACGAATGAAACACCCACTAGAGCTAAATCTAGTGGGTGTTTGCTGCTGCATTTTTACACTAAAGAATAAATTCTGTATGTATATAAAGATTCTGTCTTCTGAGTAAGATCCTTGTTATTGAAGTTTGTATATGCAAATAATCTTACGTTTACGTAATCAACTTCGCCGTTTTCAAGAGTAACTTTATTACCCGTGTAAATACCAAGAGTATTATAACGTGCACTGTCCAGCATACCAATACTTTCGAAATATTCACGAACATCGTTTACGTTTAAATAAATCTTGATTTCCATGAAAGATTCAATTTCATCTGTAGATTCAGATGCATAAACATCACTAAGAATTTCATCACCGTCTTCATCATCAGAAGGAGCATTCTTCCAATGAGAAGAAATTCTAAGAGTTTCATTAAATTCCTTAAGATACCAGGAATAAGTAACACCGTCATCATTCAACTTCTTCATGAAATACTGTTCAGCGTTTTCACCAGTGAGCTGAGTATCTGTACTTACACGCAATGGAACCATCGCTGGAATATCTCTGCTCTTAACATCCTTTGCATTAATAGAGCCGAATTCAAGTTCAGAACCACCGATACCTAAACCAAATAATACTACTGTAGGTCTAGAACCTTCATATTCCACATCTGCATTTACACCAAGAATGCTATTTAATGTACTTGGAATAAATGGCGAATCAACATTTGCAAGATGCTCCAATGCTAAAATTGCACCACCGAGAACTACTGTATTATCACTGAGCTTTTTTAACATAGGTTTTCCGAATTCATCAAATGTATTTTCATACAATACACCTCTAAAAGCTGGTTTAGTTGGTTTTGGATTAAAAGATTTTGAATCTCCCATAGGTACTAAATCCTTAGCAGCTAATGGTAAATAGTCTTTAATTAATTCACTCATGTTAATTAAAATCCTCCTTTATATTAATCTTTAATAATTCGCTCATATTCTAAAATCAATGCCGTCTTAAATCCAGCATCAATCTTTAAAGATTGCTCTAACTGGATAGGCTTATACACTATTTTGAATGGATTAAGATATTTATAAAATATATTATTCGTATCTCTTGCAATAAATTCAAGAGATAGAGGACGTGACTGATTCTCATAAACTTTATTATTATCATTTTTACCATCAAAAATATAAGGTTGATTATCTTTTAAAAGATACTTAGGATCGTCTACTAAAAGATGATGAAGAAAATATGGCATTGCTTCTATATTGAACGAGGAATAGCTTTCATCCCACTCCAATATATCTACGGGTGAGATATCCAATTTATTGTATCTGTTGATATAGATATAATTCATGAGTTTATCTGTGATAATATCAAATTGATCATTTAATAAATACTCTATCAATTCTCTAAATATCTTCTCATAAATTAACTCCATCTCATCATCCATTGATAATGAATCTTTTATAAATTTACCTTCATTCATTTGTCTACATTCGTCTTGTAAAACTTCTTCAAACCTATGCTCGTATATAACACTCTCTACAAACTTAAATTTGAATAATGTGGTTATAAATGCTTTTACTCTAGGTACATGTAATTGAATCGCATCAATATCATCTCCATACGTTAATTTTACACTGATCCATCTATTAATTTCCCTAAGAATATGATCGAATAAATGTGTTATATTAACTCTCATCTTTGATATTATGAGATTATTAGAATCCCTAAATCTTAAATACCATTTAAGAATTGATTGTGTTAATGTACTTATCAGATATGGATACGAACCATATAAATCAATATTTGTATACTCAAATTTGAATAAATCATTGTCTTCAATATAATGCAGAATATTAGTCTCGGTAAAAATTTGATCGAAAAGGAATTTGACCGAATCTTTCACAATAAATATTTGCTCTATTCTAGAACCAACGTGCTCGAATATATGGGTTATAAACCATTTATTTATATCTTTACAAATACTGGAATTTTTAATAATTGCTACGCTTATACCGTTGAATTCTTTATTAATTACAAATCCCAATATATCGTATATAAGCTTATATTCCAACAATTCCTCTCCGTCGAATATATTCATCTCACCTTCAAAATTTTGATGAGTTTCTAATAATTTACATAAATCATCTAAGTAATGATACATTCTATGAATAGGTATATTTCTAGTTTGAAGTAAATGGCATTTCAATATAATATTTAATAATACTCCCATTTGTATATTATGAAACTCTGGTTCTATTTTCATTTTAAATACTTCCGGCTCATCTATTAAGAAATGATACAAAATAGTTATTCTAGACATGAGCATCGTAAAATAACCTTTGATATTTTCTGCCATAGTTGGATGATAGACCCAAATATCGGCATACCATTTAAGCATACTTGCACCTAGTTCTCCTACAATATCAACACAGTCAATATTAGAAAAATCAGAATCGAATGTGTATGTACCATCAACCACTTTGACAATAGAGTTCTGTTGAAGAATTTGATCTATAAGTATTCTAAGATTTTTACTCTCATACCATCCCTTTAATTGATCAAGATGAATATCTGCAAAGAATTCTCTTACAATAACATTTGTGGTTAATTGAACCATGATATGCTTCTCAACATCACTCGTCAATATATTAAACTGATCGTTGATTAGGTAATCGATCAAATCAAAGTATAATTTCTCGTATATAAGATTTAAGTCTTCTTTATCATCCATGGAAATGATGTCTTCAATTTTAGTGTATGTGATATGCCTATCGATCAAATCATGCAATTCTAAATAAGATGATCTTTCTCCATAAATGATATCTAACTGATGATGGTGTACCAAAGCAAAACTAATTAAAGCATCTAAATATGTATTACTATATATCATATTTAGATCATCAGTAATAAAATACATACTAGCTCTATTCCACATGCAATAAATACCAAGAGTATGCTTTAAAAGATAAGTGATATCATTAATTATCTTATCCTTCATCTCAATTTGTTCGATCTTGATATGATCTATAAATCTAATTAACACATTGCCAAAATTAGAGATCAGATAACCAAAATCACCAGCAAGATCTATAGCACTATAATCAATCTTCACCTTGAATCCATTTTTAATTAAATCATCTAATGTGTATTGATGTAAAATCTCTTCTATTTTATGTGTAATAGTATACTTTTTAGTAAGTATTTCGAAATTCCATTTAACCTCATCTAATATAGGCACGTTGATATCTTCATGATATCTATAGATGGTAGCACATTTAATCATCCTATCAGTTAATTCTTCGAATCCATCATTAATAATTACCTCGACCAAATCAAAGAAAATCTTTTCATATAATAACGACATTTCATCTTCCATATGAAAGGAATCTCTAAATTGTTGACTTGTGTGAATTCTATGAAGAATATCGTGTATATCCATATCAAATCTATGTTCCATTATAACAGTCTTAAGATACTTGAATCTCAATGCTAATGGAAATAGTACATTAATATATACATGAGACCAATCCCAATTACAATTATCATCCCACCACATATTAAATGAGTACTTCATAAATTCGTGAAACGCAATTATGTAATCAAAAGTCAATTTATTAATCCAAGATGGTAATATAGTTTTTATCTCATTCTGAATTAACATGGTCTGCTCAAACAATTTAATCTGAGCTTCACCTCTCTTGCCAAGATTATAAGACACTTGAAATCCTGTTAATTCAGCCTTAGCAGATTTAAAAAAATCTAATAACTTGAATAAATGATCTAATAGAGCTTCAATACCATTGGAGCAGCACATCTCGATATATTTCAAAGAAGTTACAGTTTGTCTTATTAATACAAGCATAGTCTGAATTTCTAAATCCATATTCGAAGTGTCACCTTGTGAACTCATATCTTGTAATCTCTGCCAAAGAATCATATTTACAGATGCCAACAATTCATCAAATCCATACCATGTAGCATCATTGTCTGGATCAAACTCTAGTTTACAATCTTCTAAGAAAGCCTCTTCCATCATTTCGGAAGTCATCAAAAGCTTTTCTAATTGACTATAAGCCTGAAACTCTTCCTTTGTTTTAGCATATGCTTTACCCAATACTAAATGCTTTCTTAAAGCTTGTACATTTTCAAACACCTTAGTTATATCGCTAAGAGTATTTATATTTGTATTCATAAGGAGTTCTACTAACTCCTTATCATCATTAATAGTAGGATTCTTCTTAATATCTTCGATGATAGTAGCCAAATCAGCCTTAAGGTTAAAACCTAAAATACCTGCAATATATAACGATGGTCTATTAAGTGCTATATCATATCCATATCTCTTACATATAAGAGCACATGTATAAATAATCATATCATACATTGTAATATTTCTAGATATTGCACTAAAATAGATAAAAAATGTTTCGAGCTTATCCCTATTATCGAACATAAGCTTGAAAAATACAGCAGATTCATATGTGATTGCCATTAAATCAAATACTGCACTAAACCCTACATATTTTGATTCAATGTAATTAAAATCCATATTATAAAGCTTATCTAATAATTCAGAATCGTTTATCCAATACGGATCGAATTCGGTAATTTCACTATATTCAACTATATTGTCTGGATTAGATAGTTCCAATGGTGGGTTATTGTATAATTCAACCTGACCGAATTTAATATCATACATAGCCCTTAAATCTTCAGAACCGTCTTCTTTGTATTTGAATACAGGTCTACCATTTTCAAATTTGTGAGTCTTCATAATATAGAAATCAAATACTTCCATGGTACCAAAATTAAAAATATCAAATAACTTATAGAATACTGTGGTAGAACCCTTATATTTAAGAAGTATATTGATATTTTTAATAATTTTAATATGATAATCTAATGGAATATCTGGATAAAATGGAACTCCATAATGATCATAAACATACTTAATACTTTCATAATCATAGAAGTCCCTATCTGTATCAGCGTCCAAATATCTAGCCAGCATTTGCTGTATAGTCATAAACATTATCAGCATAGCCATAAAACTATCATAATATTCATTTTCTTTCCTTCTATCTCCAGAATATACAGATCTCAATATTGCATATCTACACACTGCATACAAATCTCTGAAATCTGTATTGATTCGTACAAAGTTAGAAGAAGGCATATATAATAAAGCAAACCTTTCTGCAGTTCTTGCATGATAAGGTTCTATTCTTCTTTTGCCTATATAATATAGGTATTTCTTACTAGGATTTTCTTTCAGTAATTCGTCGAAATATCCATAACTTTCTAAAGCATAAATTGCTACCAAAGATAATTCGTGAACTGGAGTTTCTGCATCTGATATATCCGGATATTTAGTATTATATAAATACTCTGTATCTTCCATATCTGGTAGTCCCGATAACATTCGATAGTAATTATTTTTTTCTTCATATGAAGCTAAAATAATCTCAGATTGTAATCTTACACATTCATTTCTATATTTGGTAGGTATCTTATATTTGTCATAAAAACAATAAAGTTTATCTTCAGCAGATATACCAACTTTATCTAAGACCTCAAGGTCAAATGAAGGAATGACTGTGAAATTAAGTTCTCCATCTTTAGCAGCCATATAAAGAGCTACTTCACTCATAATAGAACGAGTTTCGTAAAGATTAGCAGTGTACTCATCTTTCCATACGATATCACTAGAAATCTTCATCAATTCATTCATAAACGATGATGCAGCTGTTAATTCTTCCGCCATAATTCCACTCCTTTCCGTTTAAATTTTATTGAAGTGTTAAAACGGAAATGATTAAAATGACCACATATAGCTGGATTTAACATCTTAATAACGTATGAAAGGAGATTAAATATATGAACTGTAGTAAAGGTTATTTTGGTTACAGTGCATTTGGCAATATCGAAAATGTAGAATCAAGCATATATGCAATTTCGGATTCTGCCTTAGGAGAGGTAGACATCATACCTCTTACTATAGGTACATTTAAAGATTTATATAATCGAATTATGCAATTTGCACTCCATAAAAGCAAAATAAGAATATTCCCTATGTCGATAGAGTATGATTATATTTCAGATATATACAATGCTATCACGGTTGCTAAAAGATCATTTGAACTAAATGATTTAAACTTAAATCTCAAATGGGTATTTCCAAAAAAACCTCCTTATTTTTCCGAGGAGTTTGATTTATCTCTTATTCAATGTAACACTTATCACAATGAAGTAGAACCTGATATACACTTATCTTTTGAGGAAAGCGGCATAGAAAAGTTGTACGATGTTAGAATAAGCAGTAGTAGATTCGAAAAAATATTCAGTCAATTTATTACAGAAGACAAACTTGCTTTATATAAAGAAAATAATACCGAAGTTCATATGAACGGAGATCCTAGTAGACATGGTGGTTTATGTGGATTAGAATTACCATATGATGCTTCATATATATTCTTTAATATGAGGAATAAGCAATCCGCATTGTATTTTAGAAATAAAGGACAACTTGGTTATGATTTAGAAAGGTGGATGAGTTTAGTATGATGAATTATAAACCTACAACTTTTACAGTCGGTAAAAGAGAAAGACCTATTCGAACCGTAAAAATGCAAATTGAGGAAAAGCCTCAAAGAAAAGAATATAACACCCTTTCAAAAAATGGTAGATATAAATTCATTACCATGATTAAAAATCGAGTTAGAAATACACCCGAATATAGACAATATATCGAATTTCTTAAGAAATATAAAGGAATGTCTAAATCACATGTACTACCAAATGTATCAATGGGTAATGGTAAAAAATATTCTATTGAATTACATCATGAACCTTTTTCCATGTTTGAAATCATTGATATTGTGCTTACTAGACGAGAGACTATGGGTGAAAGTATTAGGCCATATGATATCATGGAAGAAGTTTTAGAATTGCATTACGACGATAAAGTAGGATTGGTACCGTTAGATGTTACTTCACATGAATTATGTGAAAAAAATCTTATTTTTATTCCTTTACAAGATATCTATCATAGATATGATTTATTCTTTGACGAGTATAATGCTTTATGCGAAATACCGGAAAAGATTAAAAAGAAAATCGAAATCAAAATAGAATTGTCAGAGCAATTAGAATCTGGTCTTGTAATGTCTGATATGCTTAATCCAGAATTTACTTATTTCGAAATAAACGGGTTTAAATTTCCTGAAGTACCAGAAGACTGGAGCAAATTGTTATCTATTAATAATCAAGAAATTTATTTAAAGAATTAAGAATACGATAATACTACAAGACTATAATTATTATGAAGTGATTGGGGTGATGTAATGTGGACTCAGTCCCAAAGAAATTCTTAGGTGTATCTAACTTAATATTCATATTACCCGATGACTTCGAAGGTGATATAACTGATGCACTTCCATTAATGGTAGAGTATATCAATGACGTCGTTAATAAAGCAAAGGAAATTAAAATTAAAGAAGAAAATAAAGAAAGCTCTATTTTCGAATCATTGTTAAAGAGCTCTAATAAAAATCGAATAACTGGTAAATTTATTTTCTATGAATTTGACGAGATTACTCAAAGTTATGTGGAAAGTCCGCAGATAAAAACCAAAGAAAACGAATAGATTGTGTCCATGATTTATAGTGATAAATCATGGACACATTTTTTATTATTGTATATACATTTTACCAATAAACATTGAAAAGGAGAAAAATATGCCAGATTCTCAATTTAAACATATTATACCAAAATCCATGATACAAGATAATCTAAATGAAGAAAGTGCGGAACTTGTAAAAGAATACAAAAAAATTCATTTAGAAGTCTGTAAACGTATGAGACTTTATAATGATGCCTGTAATAAAGAAGATCACAAATCGCACAAAGAATCATTCGATGAATGGCAAAAACGCAAATTCCAATTACGTGATGAGCTTTGTGATGTACTCAATAAAAGAAAAGAGATAGTGGATAAATTTAGAGAATTAAATAACATTCAAATTAGTGTATATGACGATGATCCTATATATCCAAGAGTAATTGAAAATAAACTCAGTTGGTCATATCATTCTAGTTGAATAATATAAAAAAGGAGAATAAAAATATGGAATTTAGAGAAGCTTATTTAGCAATGCAAAGAGGTTATAAAGTAAAACTACCATCATGGACAGGTTATTGGAAGATTGAAGATGGTACAATCAAAATGCACTGTCATGATGGAAAAATATTAGATATTAGAGAAACAGATGACGTATTCTACACATTTGATAATATTACTTCCTCAGAATGGCTTATTGTGGAGGAAGATCCAAATACATTCAAACTTCCTGTAAGAGAATTTAAATTTGGCAGAGCATTAGAACTTGTAAAATCTGGTATTCCTATGGCTAGAAAAGGCTGGAATGGTAAAGGAATGTTCATAGTGTATCAAAAGGGATATCCAGATGGTATTCCTTGCAATAAGCAAACTGCCGAAGCATGGGGAATGAAAGAAGGAGATTTATTTGTGTGTAATCCTTATCTCCAAATTAAAAATGTCGATGGGTCACATTCTATGTGGGTTCCATCAATTAATGATGTATTAGCTAATGACTGGATTATAGTTGATACATCATTACCAGAATAATTTAATATTATATAAAAAGAATTAATCTTAACATAGTATATAGAAGGTATTCTAAGAATACCTTCTATATAAACCACATTTTTCAAGAAAGAAGGAATATAAATGATTTATGATAAAAGAGAATTCATAAGAGAATTTCTAAATGACAAAATCGAAGAAATTACGTTCGCACAGATAGATTTAGACATTTCAGATCTATCTATTTCTGATATCCTTAGAAACATCAATAATACATATCCAAGTAATTCTAGATGTAGAAATCAAATTTCGAGTGGTCAATTAGCTGTTGCGGTACTATGTAAGTCTGAATTTATGTATCCATTGAAAGGTTTACTAATTATAGTAGCTAATACCGACAAACCAATTGAAATAGTTAGTAAAGACTACATTGTAATGTCAGTATCGGATGAGGATATCAAAACTGATGATGAAATTGTATACATTATTAGAGATCTTACCACTTATTTAATAGAAAATTTTAAAGAGGTATTTGAAAACTTCGAAGAATTTTATGTTAAGTATATTTACAATCCTGAAGAAGATTCAGAATGGGAAGAGGATTACTACTACAATGATTGACCCCATAAAACATATAAAAATTAAGTGGTATAAATGGAAAATAAAAAGAATAACCAAAAGAATATATATAACGAATATAAATCGAAATAATACATTAAGTGAAAAATATAGAATTATAGATTGCTTAAAGTATAATAACTATTTCGGACCAGAAAAAACTAAATATGAGTCTGAAAAATCTATCGAGTTATCTAAAATATGTATGAAGATAACTGTCATTAACGAAAAACTATCTATATATCACGATAGAATATCTCTTATAGAATCCAAAATAAAAAATTTAAAGAAATCCCCATAATTTATGATATATTCAATATTATTAGGAATAGTCATTAAATTATGGGGATTATTAAGCCATTAAGGGTATATTTATCCGTATTCATCTTCTCCTAGAAAATATATTATTTATGTGAATAAAATATAGAGCCCTTCATATCGGGCAGAAAGAGGTCATTGTGGCAAAGATAAACAACGAAAAAACGATATGTAAGATTTCTAGAAAATAGAGTATAGACATCCGCGTTTTTAGGAGCTAGACGTAAAACAAGCTCCTCATCGAAAGATGAAAAAAAAAAATTTTTTTTTTGAATTTGTCTATATATTGCCTTTTCTAACATACCAATAATATTTCAGAAAAGGAGATTAGTATTATGGGATTATTCAATCGATCTAAAGAAAAGAAAGTATCATTATCCTCTAAAATTAAAAATTTTATCGCTAATAGAAAAAAGCCAGAATCTTTTACAAAACGATGGGTACAAATCATTTTATGGAACGCTATTATTTGGGTATATCTATCATACGCACTGGCATTTTTTGATAAGGGCGATATTGCAGAGCAATTATCGATTACTGTAATAAAGATTATTATCTATACATTTATTCCTTATTTATGCAAATCCTTATTTGAGAACATATTCAAGTATGGTAACTTTAAATTACCTATAAAAAATATAGAAAATGAAAATTCATATGAAACTAACACAGAATTAATCAGCAATATATCTGAAGAAGATTGTACTGGATAAAAAAATGAAAGGAGGGTTTGAATATATGGAAGTTCTAAGAAAACTATCCTCCAGAAAACTTTGGGTCACAGTATTAGCATTTTTTGGTTTAATCGCCATAATCCTAAATATTGATAGACTTACAACCGAACGTGTTATGGGTGTAATGGCATCATTCGCCATACTTATCATATACGTCATTGGTGAAAGTTATAATGACTCAAAGAATGTAAATTCTGGAAAAAAGACTGTAGAAACCACTATTATCTCAAAACTACAATCTAGAAAGTTTTGGGCAGCGTTGATCAGTTTCTCTACAGTATTAATGATATCTTTAGGTTGTGACACGTTAACAATCGAACAGGTTAAGGCATTAATTTTAGCTGTAGCATCTGTAGCAATTTATATTTTGGGAGAATCTTTTGTAGATGCGAATAGGGCAGTATCCAGTGAGATTCCGCAAGAAATAATTGCGGTAGAAACAGAAACAGCAAATTTATTAAATAGTGCTATGAATGTATTAAGTCCCTTATTCAGAACTGACAGTAAAGAGAAGACTGTGTCAACAAGTTCTGGCAACGATAACCCTTTAAAAACCAACGTAGATACAAAGATTCCAAATTCTGAAGATGAGGAATAAAATACGTTATATTCTAATTTAAAATAGACCATAGTTTATATAAACTATGGTCTATTTTTTATTCATGAAAATAGTTATATATTATTGATTTGCAATAAATATAAAACGAAAGGAGAAAATACCAATGGACAATGAACTATTGTTGGAATATCTTAAAGATCTCAAGACTGTTGCATTAGTCGAAGATGATCGTTTTCCAGATTTCTTATTTACTTTTATAAGTAATGATTTTGACGATGACGATTATTATCATCGAGGTCTTGCCGATACTCCATTAATGAAAGAAGCTAAGAAAATAAGAAGAAAATACAACGATTTCTTCGACTTCTGCGATGCCATGGATACTTATAAAGAATACATGGATAGCTTAGAAGAAGAATTTGGTTCAACCAAACTAGCAAAAGTTGCGGCTAGAGATGGATATATTGATATATATATTCCACCAAAGCCTAAACTCAAAAATACAAAAAAGAACCGAATGTTCCTCACATCCGAAATTGTTCCATCAAGACAAATGATTGATAGGGAATCATCTGATGCAATTATGAAATATGCAAGAAAAGCATATCCTACATTAACCGGTGAATCCTTAACTGATAGCGAAATGAAAAAGGATGTGTCAAAGAAGATTAGAAAACGGCTCGATGCCGTAAGTGAAGATATGGCAAGCCGTAGCAGAAAGAGAAATCTTTACAGAGCATCATCTACTACAAATACCGAAATCGATTTTATGCTTAATTTCTTAGCAAATGCAAATGGCTCTGCATACCCAAGTAGAAATTTAAATTCGATTTCAGACGACAAACCACTGAATGAAATTTTAGAAGATGTTCGTTTTGAAGAAGAAACTCCACCAGAATTGATGGAAGTATATTTAGCACCTAATACAAAAGTATTGAGAAATGCTAGAATGGTAAGTAGAGTAGATGAAAAACAGGCCGAAATAATGACCGCTATGTACAATATGGGCATAGACGTCTTTGGCTCTTATGGTAAGAATATGTCTAAGACCGCAGTTAAGATGGTTAGATCTGCTGTGGGTGATGGGGGTCCTCTTACTAAGAAAGAGCGAAAAAAAGAAAAGAAACGATTAAAGCAAGAAAAGAAGAGGATGGCTAATAAACGTAACAATGATGCGTTGTTAGAAAAGACTCTTCTAAAAAATAGATATACATTCACAGACGAAGGTAATGCCATTAGTATGAGAATGTCAGATCTAATCAGATAAATAGTAGTATAATTAGGAGGAAAACAAATGGCAAAGAAATCAAAGAAACAAGCAACAGGCAAAAAGAAAAATCACGGATATTCTACAATTAACAAGAAAGTTTTAGGAAATATTAACGTGAGTAAAATGAATTACCATAATAAAATTGGCTAGGAGGGTTTTATATTATGGATACGGAATTAAAGTTAATTCCTAAATATTTCAGTAAGGAGCTAATAAAGCAATTGTATTTTCATTGTTTAGCTCCTGTATTTCCAGATAATAATGATAAGGCAGATATTGTTAAAGCTTTATTAGGTCCAGATTTTGAGGAAATTGGACTAGGTACCAATAGAATGTCATTTTTGTATAATGGCATGATTGTAATAATTGCTCTTGATAGACGTGGATGCCTCGACAATTGGACAGAATTTAAACGTTCAATTGAGGTTCCGGAATATTTCGTTAAAGCGTATGAGACTAACATGTTAATACTAATAGAAGAATATGTTACTCTCATGGACGAACGAGAGTTCATAGAAAACGAAGCTGGAATAAAACAAATTCTCGAAGATCTAAGTAAAGCTTATATTTTTGAAGATATTGGGTTCACAACAAAAAATTATGAAAACTGGGGATACAGATCTAATGGTGACATTGTATGTCTAGATTTAGGTTATGTATACTCACTTAGAGGACAGGAACATTTGTTATCATGTCCGCATTGTAAAGGAAGCCTTAAATATAATTCAAATTATACTGGCTTCAAGTGTCAGAATAAAGATTGTAACATAAGTTACAGCACTGAAGACATTCTCAGACGTATGGATGTCACACAAACAAATTTGGAAAATAAGACATTAGCCAAATTACACAATACGACGATACCAGATATCGGAGAATTTACAATTCAGTTTTGTTCTAAATACGCTGGAGCTTTCGATTAGAAAGCTCCATAAAATTAATTCTAAGGAGGATTTAAAGATGGCAAAAAATGTAGTTAAAGGTGCCCATATGAGAAAAAGACCCGAGGTTGTAAATCCTGTCGAAAACCCTGTAATAGTAGAGGAAAATGTGGAAGCAGAAACAGAGATTGAAAACGTAGAAGAAGTCAACGAAGAAAATATCGAAGAAGAAGATACTACAACAGAAGATAATAGTATGGAATTAGTTCAAGAACTTTCTCCAGAAGAAATTCGATTCTATACAAATGGAAATATTAGAAGGTATCTGACATTCCAATTTATTGATAACTTTACTGCATTGCTCAACAGAGAAAAAATGCAATTAGTATATTCAATTATTAATTTATTCCCAGAGGAAATGCGTAATGATATCGTAGATTATGCAAGTAATGTCAATTCTAATATAATGATAGAATCATATGAATCTATTGAAATGAACACTGCAGAAAATTGTATTCTCAGCAAACAGAATGCGATTTTATATCATACTTTAGTTGCAGCAAAAGAATCAGCTAATGGATTTAAAGATCATAGCATTGGATATGAAATTATTTCATTGCCTAGCTATGGTAATAGAACAATCATTGTATATAGAGAAGAAGAACTTATGAAAATTGGAGCAAGGGATGAGGTACTGAAAGCAGCAGATCCTAAATGTATTGCAGCAATTGCTCTCACTCCATCTCACGTTAATAATACATTGATTAATTTATTCATTTCTCATTTATGTATATGGATTCCTCAGCTTAATAAAGGAGATGAATCTATCAATGGCGAAGAAATTCTTAGTCAGTATATTAATCAATACGGTGGAATGATTATTGGATATATTTTATTAGCAATGGAACGAACATATTCAATGATTGTTAATAACGTAGGAGGAGAGTTTGCAGCAATTGCTGGTGAAGATTACGGTGCTAAATACTCTTATCACTGCGATATTAATTCTACATCCCAGGATGCTATTTCTATGATATCTATCTTTTATGAAGGAACTTCTGGTAATAAATTATTAGATGCTATTAGAAATCAGTAATTCTAAAATTATTATGAAATATATATGATTCCTATGAATAAACAAAGGAGGTTTTTAAATTATGATTGTATTTATGAAAGAAAAAGATTTTTTAAAACATAAGAAGTCTTTAGTAGAACCAAAAGATTACGTAATTGGGGATGCTACAGATGAGACTACAGGTGAACTGAGTAAATTTGCTCATTCTACATCCTTGGATGGATTGAAACCACCAAAGCCTTTAGTACGAGCAATTATGGCAGATTCTGTAAAACTCGATCCGGATAAAGTAGATAAAATGGGGAAAAGATTTTTCAAATCTCCAGAATTCCTGAATGCAGCTATGGGTTTAGCATTTTCTCAGGCTAAATCCGACTTAAATTATTTCATAGTCTTTAAGAATAAAGACTTCAAAGCTTATGGAAAGAAAATCTATAAGAAATTTAAAGAATTATTCCCAACAAGCGATGATATTTTCTTCCTTTTAAAAGATACGAATGACAAAATTCTCAGCAAGAAAATCTCTGAGGAAAGTAGAAGAGAGCTTAATAAAGCCGCTCAAAAAGTATCTGATAAATTAGACAAGGAAGAAAAAGAAAAGAAACACGATAAGAAGAAAAAGAAGAAAGACAAGGATAAAAAGAAGAAAAAGAAGAAAAACAAGTTCCTCTTCGCAGATTAAGATTATTCCTGTCTTTGGTAGGAGAGTGGGGTTGTAAAAGACCTTACTCTCCTTTTTTACTTTTATAATGGAGGAAAATAAAATGAATGAAATTGCTCAACAGAAAAAATACAGGGATAAACCCTTTAAAAAAATTGATTTTTTAAAATTAGCAGAAAGTACTATCCACGCAACTGCTATTTGCAAACCATACGCTCATTTTAGAATCGATCATACCAAACGAGTTTACAAAATAGCTAGAAAATTGGCTTTAGCGTATACAAATGTTAATATAGATATGCATAAAGTACAAGTAATGTGCTATGTACATGATATGTTTAAGTATGTTGCGGATACACATGATCATGGTAAATGCGCCGCAGCATATTTAAGAATTATAATCGACGAATATTATCCACATGGTCAAGAAAGAATGGAGTGGGAAAAAGTAATTGACGCTATAGCAATGCATAGCGATAAGGATAGATTTATTCAAGTTATAAATCCATACTTGGCAATACTTGCAGATGCCGATACGTTGGATAAGATTCATATTCAACACGTTAAATCATTGAATGGAGGATTCTTGAAGAATCAGACACTGTCTGAAACTAAGAATAATCTGATCAATGCTATAAAAGATTATCCTGGATTCACTCCTACATATTCATCTCTGAAGACAGAAATGATCAAGTACTTAAATGAGAAAATAAAATAATGAGGAGGTTATCATGAATAAACCTAGACTTTACAATCTGATTAATCGGTATAATACCGATAAAGAACTTCTTAAGAAATATAGTGAGAAATCGGAATTACTACAAAAAAGGATAGAGCGAACAAAAGATGAAATAATTGACTATGTGACTTCTGACGAAGTAGCCATGAATATTACAAAATTTAATATATAAGGAGATAGAAAGATGAATTATCAAAACAAATACAGGTTAGAAGATTTTAATGTTTCCATCATAGAATGGGATATTAAGTCTGCAAATACATCTATTTGTAGAGAGTTTCATCTTCTACCTGAATCAACCATTAATAGAATTGAATCTATGCATAAGTCTAAAAGAGAAGTAAAAATTGGTTTATTAATGAAAAAAGATAAAGATTTTTCAAAAGCATTAGAATCTAAGTTTGATATAGTCATGAACAAATTTATTGAGCAAAATGAATTAGACTTAGATTGGGATATTCTATCGATTAGAAAAGATGCTGCTTTTATAATAAATAAAGAAATTAATAAACCCCTTGTAGGTACTAATATTTTATTTAGACCCAAAGGGGTTTACTCTCATCATATATATCTTAAACCCGATAAAGGGAAAGATCTAGATATATATGTAAGTAATGACGATAAAATAGATATAAAGGGTATAGGGGATGAGCTAATTCAGTTACATGAAAATGGTATAATATCGCTAATAAAAATTATATGTAACTGCATGGGCTCGGCTAATCCTCTTAAAGATATAAATGAGTTATTTAGTGATCTGGTTTTAAAATATAAAAAACGAGAGCTACTATATGATTTCTATAGAGAATTCAATCAAACTTCTAAGTTTAGATTAAATCTATATGGTACAGAAACACTTGTTGATAATATTGATTCTGATGAGTTATTAGATTTGGTGGATATTACTTATAATTATGAAAAAGTAATTCTTCCATTGATAAGGCTTTTAAGATAATAAAATAAACCGTTATTAACGTAATGGTAAAAAACAAATAGGAGGGTAAAGTATGAGACGAATCATGCCAGAAGCTACTAAAGAGGAAATTAATGATATTCCTAAAGTAGAAGAAACGAAAAAAGATGTATCGGTGTCTGAGGTTGTTTTCCTTGAAGAACCAGAAAAAGAAACTAAACATGAAGAGAAAGTTAAGGAAGTACCAGTATCCAATACAGAATCTTCATCCGGTAGAAATTTCAGAAGACAAGAAAGGACTTTTCAAAATAACGAAAAGAATAGAAACAACCAACATGGTCGTGACTCCAGATGGGATAATAATGACACTTACAAAAATGAAAAGAGAAAGTCAATTACGGAGAAATTAGAAAAAAAGGAAGAAATCCCAAAGAAAAAGAAGAAAGATAAGAAAAAAAAGAAAAAAGAAAAATCTTTCTTAGGTAAGTTCACAGATATCGAGTTCTCCGTAACATATACTATCGCAGGACTTGACAAAGAATTAACAATTAGTGTTTTTGCAGAAGACGAGGATGAAGCAGTCAAGAAAGTAATCTCTAGAAACGAGGATGAAATCGAGATTATCTCCGTTGAAGAAGCATGTAATGATAGCGATAATAATGATGACGATGGTTATGTTAGTATAGGATTAGACAATGACGAAGGAGATGATGAAGATGCTGGCTTGTGGGAATCAGCATTCAAAGACTAAACTTTATACATTTGAAGTGCATTGGTTTGACCTCGATGAGTGTGTTAAAACCGATGTAGTACAGGCTCCAAATGAGTTTGTCGCAGAATCTAAAGCTAGAGAACTTTATAAAACTCCTAATGAATGGCCCGCCCCATTATGTAAAGCTACAAAAAGAGAGTAGGTGAATTATCATGAGTTTTATCCAACGGATAATTTTAATATTCATAGTATTTGCTTTATTAGAGATAATATGTTTTACAATATTTAAACTCGTGGTTATCTATCGTCAAAAATATAAGAAAAATGTTGAGTTTGGCGATTTCGGAAATCTTATCGAAATCTTGCACGGAATGATAGCCATCGAATTAGATTTATACGAAAAAGAAATTTTTAGTGATAGGGAAGGGATCACAAATGCCAACTTCAAAAACTTCTATCACGATTTATGCTTAAGCATTCAAGAACATATATCGGAAGATTTTATGAAAGCGATTACTGTATATATCACAGAAGAATTTGTATATACGCTGATTGCAAGAAAAGTAAAAAGCTATTTAGCATCTAAAGTAAATTAATAAGTACGGAATGGATATACGAAATCCATTCCGTACTTTCTTTTGTTTTTTGAATATATATCATTAGGTAGATACAATGAAGATGATTTTAACTCTTCTATAATTTTACTTTAAAGCACTAAAGAGTGCAGAAAGGAGCCTATTATGGCAGATTATAATAAGCTAACTAGAGATAACTTAGCAAAGGTTGATTTTGCAGGTATAGCAATCAAAATGATTGAATGTACGGCTGCAGAAGAGGAGATTGTTTCATTTAGAAACGATCATATAACTAGAGTACAAGCTATTGCCATGGGTTTGGCAAAAGGATATGATAGCATAGATATTCATAAACTTATGATTGCATGTCAAATTCATGATATGCACAAATATGTTGCAGTGCGTGAAGATCATGGTCATTTAACTGCAGATTTTATGTTAAGTATCGTGGATCAATGGGACATGTCTTCGGAAGAAAGAAAAGAATGGAAAAAAGTAATTCATGCGGTTAAATTTCATTCTGGCGCAGAGAACATGGCTGAAAAGTGTAAGAAGAATCCTTATCTTGCAATTTTATATGATGCTGATAAATTAGATAAACTTTCAGTAGAATACATTAAGAAATATAAAGAATTATTCTTTGCTGAAAAATCAATGTTAGATACTATAAAGCATAAATGTACTAATGTTTGTATAGGCTACGGTTTTTCCAAAAATTATGCTTCTGTCAAAGAGCATATGTTAAAGGAAATGCTGAAGATGCTAGATGAATCCGATCGATTGGCATTTATCAATCACATTTCTGCTCAGTTTGCAGAGAAATCGACAAAAAACGATCTGTTCAAAAAAGATAAATCTAATAAAAAGAAAAAGAAAAAGAAATAAGTCTTTTTCCGGTTAAGGAAAAAAAGAGGTAACCAATAAACGGTTACCTCTTTTTTTGTTTTCAATTATTTACCAAAGGAGCACTCTAGTATGCAAGGTACTAGAGTTTTAAATTATTATTGTTTCTTAGATAAGTAAAAACTGTTTTGTACTTGAAATAGCTGATTCCTACTAATATGTTTTAGTATTGATATTTATTTTAACAGTTCACTAATTTCATAAATGTGAGGTGATAGATATGAATAGATATGAGGAATATGAATCTGTATTGTCTAGAGATTTGATTAATATATATGGTATGCCAGCTGAAGAATCACTATCTGACGTAATAGCAGCAGCAGAAAAAGTAACTAATAAATTATCAAAAACTGCTATTGATGGTTTGCTTAGCATCGGTGAATCAGTAGCTGCCAATATAATAGTATTTTCAAAGAATTTAGAAGGGTATAGAATGCATCGAATCTCAGGAACGTTAATTAATAAAATTCTAGATATTTTCGAGGAAATTATCAAAAATAGCACGTATAATTACGAAAGATTATTTAGAGGCATGACAAGAAAAGAAGCTGAACAGGGTGTTCAAATATTCAATGCTTCACCCATTACTTCTATGCAAACTAATATGAATCTTATAAGTGCTGCAGTTAAGATGCATGAAAAACATAAAGAACTGGTATCCAAAGGTTATTTTAAAAAAGATGATTTCTTATCATATCAAGAGACTGTAAAAGTACAAAAAAGAATGTTGAATCTGTCCATCATGGTAAGAACCAATATGAAAAAATGGAAAGCGAATCTTATAAGTAGAATAAGAGCTAATGATGTGGGTATGGGTTCTCATGTAGATACGTTACTAAATCTGAATAAAAAAGAAATCGCTCAGATGGGTTCTATTATTATTTCCGCTATGGGAGATTTATATATAAAACCTAATACAAGTATTGCTGAAGATCATCCTGAAGCTAGTAGAGCAATAGAAAGAATGGGTAAAGATGTAAATAATTTTCTTCTTGTTGCAGATCAATATACTCAAAAGGCAGGTGTATAATAACACCTGCCTTTTTTTAAATCTGATATCTAAATCCAGTTTCACTAATTGATAATGGTTTAGATTGATTTGTTGATTTCTGAGGTTGAATATGTTCCCCTCTAGCTGGACCCCCATACATATTATGTTGTGATGCAACCTGTTGATTAATTTTATTTTGAATCGTATTGGCGTTCATATTTGTACCTCTAGGATAATATACCCTACCATTATTTGGAGCTTTTGGTCTATTACCCGATGGAGAATATTGACTATTATTCACACTCTTGCTTGTAGGAGATTTTAATCCGTGTGACATAATATTCATATCAATATGATTATTATATCCATTATTATTATTTGTATAACTTCCACCATACGCAGAAATGTGATTCGAACTAGAGCCAGATTCATTATAAAGCAAACTAGGTGGAATTGCTTCCTCTATATAAGCTTTAAAGAATACATCTGGATAGCTAAAGATTTCATCTTTTAATTGCTTAGGAACTGCACTATCACCTATTCTAAATGTTCGATATGCCTTATCTTGTTGATAACCATATTGTGCTCTGGTTTCCTGATCTAATGTAATAACATTAATTGAATTAATATTCTCAAAATAATCAATTACAAAGTTTTCGTGATATGGTAATAAAGAACGTTGCATAATTCTCATAATATATCCTGATTCTGGAATTCGTGCATACTCTAAATTAGAGTCAGGGGTTGCTGATAAATCGATCGTATTTATAAAAATCCATTTATAGAATACTGGCATATTATTTACATCATTGCCATTTGCAGTGGTCTTAATGTAATCTTGACCATCTAAATGTCTCACCTGTGGTAAGTAATTTAATGGAAATCCATCATTATTAACTAAAAGCTGACTAAGAGTTACTCCTCGCATTTCATTTTTCTTGGATCCAAATAATGACTTCATCCCTTCTAATCCTAATCCCATAATATTTTTATACCTCCTATTATTAATGGTGTAATAAACGGAATCGCTATCAGTACGCAATTCAATATCAAATATGCTTTATACATGAGACGGCATGCTTCATCGAACACAATTAAAGAATTTTTAAATCCTGCCATATCTTCGATAAGTTCCAGAAGCAATTCATTATTCACATAAATATTTTCATACTGATTTCCGTATATAATTCGTGTAGCCTCCGCATTTGGATTACGCTTCATAATATATTTAAATAATGAAACTATAATCCATACATATGCTATATATATACAAATGAATTTATCACATCCAATCTTAAATCCAATTGATGATACAGTTGCTAATGCACCCACTACACTACCAAGTATAAAATTAATAGTGAAACCTTTAGTTGTTTCCAATGTTAATGCTGCTAAAGGTTCTATGTTTTCCATAATCTGAACAACATAAGGATTTTGCCTATTAAATTCACCTATCATTTAAATTTACCTCACAAATCACAGCAGGAACTCGAATTATAGCATTAACAATTGGTCTATCTTTAGATACAGAGATATTAATTATTCTAATACCATCAGATGCAAGAACATCATAAACTATTTTCTCAGACTCTTTATTAAAATTATATTTGTATTTGCTTGAAATGATTTTCAGTTCGTTTGCTATATTTAATATTACATCGTTCTCATACTGCTTCATTGACATTTCTCCTTTCTATAAAATTATATTTTAGTTAATTTATCAATAATACTAAATAAACTATATCCATACTTCATTAATTCATCCGTAGAAGTTGTAAGTTTATATTCTGTGCCATCATCTAATGTTATGGAAGTATATATTAGAATATTTGGATTAATAAAGTTGATAAATAAAAGAATATATTGTGGTATAACTATAAGTGCCGAATAATTTAAGCAACATTCATAAAATGTGAATATTTGATCATATTCTGAAACTTCGTATAATCCTATGCCACCTATAGATACTTCTATAGTAGATACTTTATTGATTCTTTTATATTTCTTATAATTTATAAAATACATAGTATTCCCACCTATAGATATACCTATATATTTAGCAGTGCTTGGAACTTTTTCTGCGAAATACCAAAATCCATCAGTATCAAGTATAAGATACTGATGGATTTTAAACACTTTATCTGTTACTACATTCATATTTACACTTTTTAAAAATTTGTCAAGAAAATCACAAGGTACATCGTAATAATACTTGAATGTTAGAGTAGTATCACTATTAGATTTTGTATGAAATATTCGTATATCTTCAATCATCATAGTATATTCGACAATATCTAAATCATATGTTATTTCTGCCATATAAGCATTAAATAAATCATATTGATATATATTGCTAACTACCGAGTACAACATGCTTAAATTTTCGATTTCATAGTCTAATTTAACAGAATCTATATACGATAATCCACTATTGGGATTGATTATATTGACGGTTACTTCTATTCTAAGTTCATCTGGTAAGTATCTAATATCTTTAGATTTTACAATTACATGAGCTGGTCCTTTTAAACTACTGGAGCAATCAAATATACAAAGTTTATATCTACTTTTATTATTAAAGATATCTTTATCAGACTTAAGAATTTCGTATTTTCCATTTTCCATTAATCCAACGTACATCGAAATACCTCCTATCTAAAAATATTTGTATTATACTTACTCAAAATCACTTCACCTCGTTTACAATCATACTTTGTGTATTTATCGTATGTCATACGTATTAAACATATCATTTCATCTATAGTATGCATACCACAATATTCAGATGATAAAGCTTCTATATATTTACATAAATAAATCATGTTAGATATAATCTGAGCTTTTTCTATTGGGGATCTGCCAACTGATAAAGAAATCATATAACACATCACAACCCTCATAAAATTACCAATATCTATTCGATTAAGATATGCTCCATCATGCTTATATTTCTTAATGTCTGGATACTCTTTTTTTATTTCGTCTATTTCGGCTCCATAAATTTCGATATCTATTTGTGAATCAAAGAAGTATGCGTAGTTCATATCTATAGATATAAATTGAACTGCCAATGTATCCTGACTAATAAATCCTATTAAATCATCTTTCTTTATTTTAGTATAATGAATGAGATCCCAATCATCGTTCTTAATTCTAAATACATCTTCAGTAGATCTAAAATCTTTCCAAGGAACGTTAAATGCAATAGATATCCCTTTACATAGTTTATCATAATTACTAAATATACTGATTTTATCGATGTATTTCCATTCATATTTAATAACCGAATTATCGGATAATGTTACTTCCGCGTATAAATCATCAATAGAAAATCCATTAATATCTTCGTCAGAATTTACAAATGTATCATGTAATAAATATATAGCGTATCTTAGTTTGAGTATACTGTATAACGCACTATAAAAATCATAGCAATTTTCAACCTCTATAATCTGTTCTCTTTGTTCATCTTTAAACTCTCTGGGATCATCTTCTGCAACAGATTCGTCTGTATATGAATAAATACTCATATTATATCGTATATAACCATGAAGCATATCCATAATCTTACTATTCATGCATATGATATAATTGGCATCATCAATATTTGGAAAAAGAATGTATTGATATTTCTTCCTATCAGTCAGTTTCATAAATTCTTCTAATCTCATATATTTAATTGAGCCACTGTATGACATAAGTATTACATTATCTCGTTCTTTCTTCATAATATTCTCCTTTCGTTTTATAAATATTCCTGCAAATCATGTATCATACTAATATATGATTCTATATTCAATATATCATTTCCGACGAAAAAATCTGAATGATTTCTTAATGAGTTACTGAGTAACTCATTGTGAATTATAACTAATGGCATCAAATTCATTTTCTTATATCTATCGCTAAAGAATTTGTATAGTAATTCTATAAATGAATTAAGAATTAAAGCATATGACTTTAAATTATCTATCATGCCCAAGATACTATCATTGTCATTTACCCATATAGATGCCATTTTATATGGTTCTATGTTTGTATCCATGAGACCACTACACGAATCAATAGACATCTGATCTAGAAAATCTCCATTTTTAAAATAATCACCATATTCATTCATATCCAATATCGCAAATTCGATAGATAATGAAGATACTGAATCATATAAGCAGTTCAACTCTTTTGCTTCTACAAACACTACAGTATTTGTCATATAAGAACATACTCCTACTATATCTGACATTTTTATTTCCGATTTATTAATCTTTTTCCACAGATTGTTTCTAATCACTATATAACTAGGATCTTTAAATCTACACCCAAACGTACCAAATATATCTCTTTTCATCTCATCAATCAATGAACTTTTTTCTACTCCATTCATAGATGGATTAATAGATATATTATAAATAATATTATCGTCTTCATCATACAAACTCATATAAAAGTATACTGGATAGATTACCATTTCACTTGGAACATTATCCAACAAATAAGTATTTTCTAACATCATCACTTTTTCATATCTTTCAAATGAATAAAGCATATTACATAATTTTGTAATTGAGCGAAGTTCTTCAGAATACTCATCCATGGTTACTGTATATTCATTACCAATACCATCGGTATAGTACTCAATTGAAAATTGATAGGAGACAGTAGCTCTTTTAAAACTCATAATTTCTTTATTTTTTATATGAAAATATCCTACTGTATCAAAACCTATCATAGGCACTAATATAAATTTTATATCTTTTGCATTAGGGATTTTATTTTCTGGGATAACTTGAATATTATGATCTTTCATAAATGTCATAATATTCGAATCTTTTTTCTTCTTAGATTTTTTCATAAGAAATCTCCTTTGTCAAAGGTTTATTTTAACTACTCATCTATAACTTCTTATTAATTAAAAAGCATAGGAGGTATACACAAATGCTAGAAGTCAATAAGAAGTTTGATGTACCGTTGGCATATTATTATCAAAAAATAGAACCTGAACTTCGAAAGAAATTATTCAAGACTATAGTTACTGATATGCCTAAGAAATTCCCAAATCTTAAATTTTTAGGAGCATATCTTAACTGGAATATGGAAGATCAGTATGACTATTTCATGTTATTTGAAACTACAAATACAATGAACATGCCATTTGTATTATATATGTTGCCAGTACTCGGGGATAGACATTCTATTCAAGGATTTTATTATTGCTTATTACAAGATAAAGTAAAAGAATTTTTTGAAGACACTTTTCTTGCAATGGTTCCACTAGAAGCTAATACTTTCATGAGCATTTTGAATACGCTAAAACTGAGTACTAATACAAAAGCTCCAAATTTCTGGAGAGCACCCGAACAAATGCCTATATTAGGAAGGCATCTTTTAGAAATTATAAAAGTATATAAACCACAAATAAAGGTGGAAGGTTAGAACCTTTCCACCTTTATTAATCCTTATAAAACCATCTATTATAAGCATTGAAATATTCTTCATATTCTTTAAGATAGTTATTATATTTATCTATCGGACAATAAATGATACTATTATCCAATCCATTTATTTCTTCTAATTCTTCCATAAACTTAGAATCCAGTTTTAGTGTTGTTAACGCATTCAATGCATCAATTAATTTTGATATTGTTTTTTTCTTTTTCCCACTTTGACCAATTTTTTTAACTAATGAATACAATTTATCATATGTATCATCAATTTCGTCAGCGATTGGAGTGAGATTCATTTCTATCATTATAATATCTCTTTCGGTTATATAAACCCCATTAAATTTATAAAGAAATAATTCAGGATTACCAATTAATGCAATATGATCTAAATCATAAATTCTAATTTCATAATTTAAGCAATACCGATTTTCTTCCATATAATGTACAACTCTTTCCTTATACTCGGAAATTGCATATAAGATATTCTTATAAAATGCACAATAAGCAACATTTTTTCCAAAACTACGATCGATTATTTTTACTGGCTCTTTGCTTTCATTATATAAACTTGAGATATAATTCATTGAATCCACTATTTCTTTTTCATCATTAGATAATTCTAAAGATAAATTTGATTTAAAATCGCTTTTATTCATTATTTTCTCCTTTCTTATAAATATTATTTGATTTAATGTATCAGCTTTAAGCTTTTTATATGAAAATAATATATAAGTGTAATTATTGATGAAAGATTTTTAAATAACATAGTTAATAATTACTTTGGAAATTAACATATTTCACCATGATTTTTGTACTTGCCAAATTGCATATTTTTTGTTAATTTTTTCATAGCTCATACGAACTCCTTATAAAATTTTTATTACTTACACCGAAACGATTATATGGGTTCTTTTATGACCTTCATCTTATTTGTATATGTATATATATTTCTTTTGCTGTTATAATGTGAAATATGTTAATTCTATATATAAAATAGGCTATGGATTTAAAATCCATAGCCTATTTTATGGCTTTATTTCAACTGATCTTTTACGCTATTCCAATACTCCATAAGTTGTCTCTTCTTTTCAATAAGCAATTTATTTACAAACATAGTTTTGAATACACCACTTGTTTTTCGAGCCAGCGGAGAATGTGGAGCCAGCACAAATTCTATTGGTTCATCCGGTCTAAATTCGCTATAAGGTTCCATTCCCTCTGGAAATACTTGAGAATTAATGCCCTTAAGTGCAAACTCTGCTGTTACCTTATCACCTTTCTTAATATAATCTTTAAACTTTATATAGAAACAGAATACAATACCTTCATCTCCAACCCTTTCACCTTTAATAAATCCAGTTGAATTTGCTTTAACTGGTTCTGGAAATTCAGATACTCTCTGACCACTTGTATAATAGTCATTATCTCCTGGATTCTGATATTTCTTAAGAACTTTAATCTTATCATCAATTTGCTTATAATAAGCTTCCACAACTGCTCTAGTCTCAGGACACATGTCTTCCAAAGGAACAGTAGAGAATATTTTTATATCTGCTATTTCACCTGTATAATGAGCCTTTACACTTGTAGATGAATTTTCAATAAATGCATCACCATCGCTTCTAAGTTTATCTCTAATAATATTCATAAATGCTTGTACTTCTTCATCTTGTGAATATTGATCAAATGTTATGAGAGGTTCACCTGTTTTAACAGTGTCTCCTACTTTAACTATGTAATGAATAGGCATACTAGGTTTGATTGAAGCGGTTTCTTCCATTACCATAGTGGAAGCCATCTTTTCGGATAAACCTTCGCTGATAGGTACAGAGTCTTCATAACAATCCCATCTAGGAACAATAGCCATTTTGGCAACAGGACCTCTAGTCATAGTAGCACCCAAATCATTATTATTCTTACTAAATGCAGTTTTGTCATAACCTATAATTTCATTCTTCTTTACTTTATCTCCCTTTTTCTTATCACACTGCATTTGAGTTTCAATATAAAAACCTGCATCACTATTATGCTTCATTTGAGGTGATGTATCAATAGTCTGATATCTTCCATTATTATATTTGACTACGATAAGATTTCCTTTAACATCAACTACCTCACCATCATCTTCTGCAACCACGGTAAATTCTTTAGAAAGATAATAAGGAAGAGTTTTGTCCATACAGTTAGAAATCATACCTGGTTCAGATGCATCTACTGGTATCATTACTCTTGACTGTTTTACAGCCATCGCCATACGTGCAGGATCATCATGTTCAACACCCATAGGAGTAAGTAATTCACTAGGAGATAATAACTGAGTAGCACTCATATCATCCAAATCTTTCTTCGTCTTAATATCGATAATACCTCTTGTATTTACAAGATTAGGTTCGAGTGTAAGATATCTGTTAATACCTACATTACCAGCGTTATCGGTAACAGGTGCAATTATGCCTAACATAGACTCAGTAAACGCACGTTTACCAACACTAAATGCTCTAGCTTCATTAATACCGTTTTCACCGTGAAATGTAGCACCGAATATTCTATCTATTTCGAAATATGGGTTAATAATTGATGCTTCTTCAGTAGTGCTATTGGTAGATATTTTTTGCATAACTATATCTTGTTTGACACTAATAGGTTTAGGATGTACATTATTAGCGGTCTTACGATAATCATTATACGCATTTGCTATAGCTTTATAGGTATATTGAGCAATAATATCATTACTACGAATTCTCTGATTTCGAATATCAGTTTCTGGAATATAATCTACTTTAGTAAGCATCTTGTTTCCTAATATTAATAAGTCAATATAGTTTGTAGGATAGCCATAATGCTCTAATATTTCTTTGCTTACCGGATCTACCATAAAATCAGTAAACTGATCAATATTATATGACATATTAGAATGTGCATAGTACTTATTGAGGGTAAAAATAAATGTATCTTTATCATCCATTTCTTCTCGTGTGAATGCATCAAAATTGATTTTATTAATACCATTCATGAGAAATGCAGCCTCGTCTGGTTTTCTCGACCATACAATAGTACCATCGGCTAATTCAGTTCTACCATAATCATGTGGATGATATTCTTTTAGCTTCTTTTTAGCTTCATCGTCTCTAGGAATCCATTCATATTTGATATTTGCTTTCTTAAGCATCTCAGTCAATCCGACTGCATGAAGAATTAAAAGGGCTAAAGGTATGGTCTCTTGCATAATTTCACATGTAGCATAGAATTGTCTAGTAGAAATACCCATTCTTCTAATCTCTTTTTCAATATCTTCTCCTAATAATCCTAATAACTTTTCTGCATAAGAATCTTTTTCTGCATCGAAATAAACAATTTCTTTCTTTGCCGTATTATATGCTATAGGATATACAGTTTTTGTAGGTTTCTTAAAACTAATTCCACTTTGTCTCATTTCTTCACATAGCATATCTACTGAAGTATTTACCTTATAATCTCCAATATTAAATGTGTATATTCTCTTCCCAATTAAGGAAAATTCTAATGGAACTAAATAGTTTTCATTAGTTCTTTCGCCATTACCCAATTTAACATCAAACTTCTTTTGATTTTTCATAAGATATTTTAATAATGGAGAAGCACTAGCATCCTCCCTACCTTTTCTTTTAAGAATAGATTTATTATAAAAAGTATTAATTTTTACTTCATCTGACTTATTTTTTATAATAGGAAGAATGATAATCTGATGACCTAAAATCTTTTTGTTACCTCCAATATATACATAATGATTATCAAAAACTTTAGGCACATCTATTTTTATACTCATCTTTTTACCATCTTCATCTTCTAAATGGTAAGTTCTAGTTTCTTTAAGAGTCATCTGATCTGATGTATCTTCAACCTTTAAATCTGTTACAAATATCTTCTTTCTAGCAGTTGATAATATTGCTACAGATTCATCAAGATCTCTTTCAAGTTTCTTATTGTTATACGACTTATCAAAATTTGAGAATTTAGGATGTAAATATTCTTTAGTAGGAATATCAACTGCACCTTCTAATGAGGTTTCGTCAATTTTAAGAGCTTCTAATTTCTCTTTGGCATTTCTAGGTCTAATAATACTATTCTGCTTTTCAGTTAACCTATCGATTCTATTTAATTGAACTTTAGTATATTCTGGAATAAATGTGTTTTTATAAATAACTTTAGCGGCAGATCTAGCCATTTGATTAACTTGAATATCGCTTTCATCATTAGCAATTAATTCGGCTTCGTCTAAACCTTTTTCTGCAATCAATTTATCAATTTCATCTTCAATTTGATCTTCAATAGATTTTTCATCTGCTTTATCGTCCTCAAAATCTTTACTCTGTTTAAGCACAAACTGTTTCTCTAAATTATCTTCATCCCCAGTTTCTTCATCTTCTTCATATTCAGATCTGTACATGTCATCATCTTCAATATTGATAAGCTCATTCTCAGGAACGTAATCTTCAAAATTCTTAGAGATTCTTTCTCTAAGTTTCTTTCGAACACGCATTTCCCTTTTTTTATCTGCTGACATATCTCCGCTTATACTAAGAGCAACTCTTTCAGCTTCAGCATCCAAATCTTCAATATTCTCAGGTTCTAGTTCAGTTCCACAAATAGAAGATAATCTACTTTTTATTTTAGAGAAATTTTCGCTGGTTAAGTAATTACCAGGAATATATGTCATAGTACCATTGGACGAATTAAAAATCATAAAATCAAATCTTCGAATGAATGTAAGAGCATCTGGATTCTTGTATAAAAGAAATAATAGAATAGCAATAGGATTATTAATATTGCTAGTAGATAATGCCATCTTTGCTCCTATTTGTTTATTCCACGCAGCTACGTCAATAAAGATAGTCTTGTGATATTTATCATATAAATCAGAAGATATCTTCTTATATATGAATGAAATATAATCATTACTCATCTTAAGAGGGGTAGTCTTTCTTCTATAAGTAAAATAAATCTCGTTCCATTTTCCAAAATCAAAAATAAAATTTCTTTCACTTTTAAGGATAGTATTCAAACCGCCTTTAGGGATAAGATCCATTTCATTAGGGAATTTGGTTTCATTTATCTTTTTAATTTCATCAGTATCTAACCTTTCTCTGACTGGAACAGTTCCAATCGTTTCATAATATGCATAGTCCATATATAGCTTCTTAAATAAACCTTCGCCGTAGTCTAAAAAACCACTAGTAAGGAGGTTTATAGTAGCATTTGTATTAGGACTCAATAAACAAATCATCTCACCTTTTCCTATTGGTTCACCTTTAGGAGTAGGACAATCCTTCTGTCCTTGATATAAGGTGAGTGGTACTAAACTTTTAAAAAGCATAGTCATACCCTTCCTTTCAGTATATTTACAACGGTGTTTTTTTACTGATAGTAAATGCTTATTATATTAAATATAATACCTATAAATACACATTTATTAACTTTCGAATAGCGTTTTAAGTATATATTATAAACTTGAATGTGTATAGGGTGAGACGTATTTGATACGTTTCATTATTGTAACTATAAATCAAAAATTGCAATGTGGTTATTAAAAATAATTACATTGTAACTATAAAACTTTTTCATACAAAAAATACAAAAAGGAGAATCAAAAAATGAACTTTAAAAAATTTCTTCAAACAATCACATCTTCAGATTTATCCGAAGATGAAAAACAAATCGTTGATAATTTGGCGGCATTGTCTAATCCAAGTTCAATGGCAGACCGTCGAGAATACAAGCAAACATTAAATGAAGTATTCGGTGACGGTACAGCAGACTATTTTGATCGAAAAAGTATATCTAAAATGTTGGATGCAGCTAAAGATTATCTTCCAGAAGAATTAGCTGAAGACTTCAAAGAAATTAAACCTGAACTGGAAAATACTTCTTTAGCGTATGCTGAAGATTTTCATGACGTAGTATTAGCGACTGCAGTACATTCTGCAGTAGATGAATTGTTAGATATAACAATACCACCAGCTAATTTAATTGCTGGTCAGGATATCTCTAGTAGTGCGTCATCATTAATGGGCATCATATCCGATGCGGTAGAAGAAAACATAAAACTTCCAGAATCAGAAGATGAAGAATTGGAATTTAGTGAATACGATTTCGATGAAGAGGAAGATTCTGATTATTAGAAAAGGAGAAATAATATGGAAAAACGTATTAGAGTTGATAAAAAGAATTATCGCAGAGTTGCTGAAACGTTTGTAGCACTAGCCTGTGATAATACAGGTCAACCAATTAATGCAAAAGCTCTTGACCGGGTAATGAAAGACATTACAGGTCAAAGAAAATTTTTCACTAGGTTATGTAATATAAAAAATGATGTAGAGCTTAGACTCATATTCAATGGGGCTCATTTAATGGATATTTTAAATATCGTTAATACTGAATCCCAGTTAGGTGCATTAGCATCACTAATTGAATTAGATAAAGAGATTCAGTCGTTAAAACGTAAGATTAAACGTCTTACGAAGAAGGGAAAAAAATGTAAAGGTACCAAGAATAGATATGAAAAGCTTTATAAGATATATAAGAAAACGATAAAGCGTTTTCGTTCAATTCTTGGGATTGACAAAGGTTCTAATAGTTCTAAACCGAAGAAAAAGTATTCATTGTTGATAGATTTCAATAAAAAATACTCCGGGAATACTTACGAAAGTTATTTGTCTGATATTTATGATGATTATGACGATGACGAAGAGGACGAAGAGGAGGATTATGATATTGAAAGAATTATTAATAGTCGTAAACGTGGCTCATCCAAGGTTAATTATCGCAGATTAGAAGATGACGATGACGAAGAGGACGAAGAGGACGACGACGAAAATCAAATGGCAGCATTAATGGAAGAGCAGAATGATAAAATGGAAAAAGTTTTATCTGCTCTTGGTGCTATATTGTCCATGCAAACTAACCAGCAACCAAATCATCCTGTTATGACAAAAGAGACAGCAAATGGATATAACAATCCTATTTCTATACCTAATAACATGGATTTTCGTTTAGATAGATTAGAAAAAATTTGTCTGAATTTATCCTCACAGATTGAAGGTCTTTATGAGGATGAAGAGGATGAGGACGAAGAATATATCACTGGTCCTTTGGATAACGAGGCTTCTGTAGCATTAACCAGAATGCTAGAACCAGAAACCGAAGAAATATATCAAGAAGTCGAGTATTCTGATACACCGATTGGTATTGAATCACATTCAGAAAACCCAATCCCAGAATTAATTAAAAACAGGAATGGGACAATTTAAAATAAACTAGAGTAGGTGTAAATGGCTATAATATCTTATATAGCCATTTACACTATAAGTAATCTTACAAAAGGAGGCACATTATTATATGGCAAAGTCAAAGTCATACATTGAAATTATGAAAGCACTCAATGAAAGTGCAAAAACATCTACACGATATAGTAAAGGTGATTATGTAGAACTCGCAACGGCGTTTATTAATGAACCAGATTGTGAAGTAGATTACTATACAAATCCGTCGGCAGATTCACCGGTAGTGGTATCCAAAAACCCAGCAAAAGCTTATAGAGATTCTCTTAAAGACGTGGTTGCTAAATTTGGAGTGGATAAAAATGAACTTGCTAAATTAGATGCAATGGAATTTAGCAAGAAACATGCAGAAGCAATCGTGGACGTTGCACAAGTTGTGCAGCATGATTATCTTTCAACAGGTAAAAAAATTCGTCTTCCACAATTGGAAGAAAACGAAACAACAGTAACATTAGGAATGGCTATTTTACCTGAAAAGGTGGAAGCCACAAAGAAGATCGAAAATGGTCTTCAAGTTCCAACAGGTAAAACAATGAAAACCGCGGAACGATCTGTGCTTAAGGCTGGTAACAAAGTACCAGGATGGCTTAAAGCAGAAGTTAAATAGGTGGGTTTGGCTTAGGTGGTTTCATCGCCACCTAAGCTATTTGTGATACTATTTTTTGTATCACGTTTAGATAACTTTCTTTGTGTCTGAAACTTGTTGTTGGGTTTTGGATGTAGGGATCTCCTTTCTAGTATTTTTTTGTTGCTTTAGTAAATAGATACAACGTTGAGAGGGATAAAACTTGATATTACCTTATCAAAAATATTTTTCCATAAATATTCCCATTACTTATATTGAATACTATCATCCCTCTCCGAAGTATCTATTGGCAATACTAGGAAGCTTTGTAAACGAAACAAAAAAGAGTGCAAGATATGATTTATCTTGCACTCTTTTTTTCCTTTTTAAGGGAGAGAGCCCGTTCTCAATCCTAATGGGGAGAACGGGCGAAAAATGTTTACAAGTTCTTTATTTTTTTGATGTTGTAGTAGAAGAAAAAGAACATGTTGTCATACCAATGGTACACCTTATCATCTTTACAAGGTTACCTAAGTGTAGTACACAATTTTATTTTTTATTCAGAAATCTATGTTATAAAAAAATTCCTATACTAACTTCTTACTAAAGAGAGAGAGGGGGAAGAGGAGGAGGGGGGACGAAGGGGGGAAGAGGAAATAGGGAAGAGAGAGTTAGTATAAAACTACTAAATAGAATATTAAATAGTAGAAAGCGAAGACATAATGATTATGAGGTTTGCTATATGAAATATATCGATACAAACTCAGAGAATGTTAAATGGAGCGATAGGAGGGGACCCGAGTGGGGAGGAAACCTGAGCGAAATACCCACGAGAGGAAATCGACTGAGAGAAGGAGCTTCTATGGATTCACGAAGATGATTAATCATCGAGTGAAGACAAGCGAGAGAATGAGGAAGATGACGAGCGGAACAGTACTCCGTTTTTTGAAGGGGGATAGTATTATTTAGATAGGATTTAGAATAAATCCTATTTTTTTAACCCCTATATAGAAATTTTTATATATGTAGCATTAACATAAATCTTAATAAGATTGGAATTAATTAGAATCTATATGGTATATAGATTATTCCAATATAAAGATTTCGATAAAGGGTGTATTACTTTTGCTAATTAACTTAGTATATTCTATATAGTTATATCAATATAGAATATAAAGGGTATATATTCAATACGAATATAGGATATGTAAATAGCCATATCTAATTAGATAGATAGAATATAGACATAAGTATTATTCGTCGTAAAGTAGAACGATATAGCAGATATACTGTATCCAATCCTTTATATGTATAATTAATAGATATACTGAAATCTTGATAATCTTTTATAATCTCCTATAGAATAATTGAAGTGGTACTTCAATGGAGATATTAGAGATGACTATTAATCTTTATAAATGATTATTTAAAAATTATAATATAACTTATGATTAAAAGATCGAAATATAGATTTTGTATTTAATGGAAGTAATTTTGATCAAAGAGGAAGGTTTATTCCCTATCAAAATAAGGCAGTATTATATAGGCAAACTTGGCAAGTCATCAGATTATGGATGATGTATTATATGTTAGACATTCCCAGCATCTAATATTATATCTGCTAAGAGGAAAATGAAATTATTCTAAGAAGCTCTTAAATGAGTTTCAAAAAGTTGAATAGTTTTTGGTGCAGTAAAAATATAGATCCAGTTGTTTGTTAGTATATGATATGTTTGTGAGGACAGGATGATGAGGTAGGTTTATTTATAGATTAGCAGTCGTTAAAGATATTTTGAAGTTGGAATACGGAATCATTATGAAAACATAAAGAAAAATATATAGAGATCGGATAAAACCCTGTGGGAAATGTCCCACGGGGTTTTTATTCCCCTTTTCTAGTATAAATAGCATTAAAACACGAGGTTAAGCTATAATGGTATTATAGTATAATAATTAATGTAAAAGGAGGTATATTATATGGCTAATAAACCGCCACTTACAGTTAGGTCTGTTGTCAAAGGTATCAAATCAGCGACACAGATGATAGCAGAGTCTACTAAGGAAGTAGTTACAGAAGTAATGCCAAATACTTCTCAAACCTTAGCATCTGCACATAACGAAGCATCTAACACTCTTAATCAATCATTGAATAGGGTTAGATCGGACATGGATAAATATAGCAACCATGTTGCTAGGACTAAACTTGGGAGGAAGATTCAAAGTGCTTTTATAAAAGCAGTTGATAAAATCGATTCCTCCAATTATTCAAGTAGACAATTGTCTATGGAATTAGAACATTCATCATTGGATTTTGATGAGGATAGTTTTTCTAGTAGTGACGAGGGTAATGATTCTTTTAATTATGCAAATAGTCAAAGTGTTAAAGCTATGGCTGCAGTAAATCGCAGTATTAATGTAAATGGACTGGCACAAATTAAAAGCAATGCTAATATGACTAATACATTAGCCAATGTAAATTTAGAAGGTACCAAAGCCATTGCTGCTACTATTGAAAATATGAGCATGGCTCAAACTAATATACTTCACGGCGGATTGTCAGAAATGAAGAGTGGTATCAGTACCACGAATAGTTTGCTATCTAGTATATTAGATTTTATGAATACAAATGTATCTCCAAGTAATGAAAATATTACCAATGCATTATCTACTATAGCAGCAAAGTTAGATGAAATGTCATCTAATAAAAGCAATAGTATTGCTAGAGAACATTCTCCAGAAGAGAATCCTTTAGAAAAATTCTTTTCGGATGGTGCTGGATTTAATATAGGGGAATATAAAAAGAAAGTAAGAGAAGGCTTTGATACTACTACCGTGGGTCAGGGCATAAATGCTATAAGAACCTTAGCCAGCACATATGCACCAGCTGCTAGAGGTGGTGTGGGTGGTTCTGTTAAAGGTATGGGTAAAGATTTTGCTAAGTTTTTTGCAAAGTCTATTGTAGGAGGAGCTATTGGTGTAGATACCAAATCTAAATTAATGGACGCAGATAGAGAAATTACGTCTGCTATTACGCATCTTTTATATAGATTGGGTGATTTAGAAACCAATGGAAGAAATGGTTTAGAAATATTACTTGGTAGGTTACTTGGTATAAAAAGACCTCAAATGACTAGAATAGATATGTCTAAAGGTAGAAAGGATGAAGTAATTGGGTGGAATGGTGTAGCTCAAACAGCATTGACTCAAGTAATTCCTAACTATTTAGCATCTATTGAAAGTTCTATTACTGGTTCTGCAATGAAATATTACGATTATGATAGTGGTGTATTTAAAACTCAGGAAGAGTTGATGGACGATCTTGTAGTAAAGATGGTTGAAATGAATAACGCAGCATTTTCTGAACCAGTTAGCAGGTTGATCAAAGGTCTTGAACGAAACGGGGCAAGTAGCTACGATGTTACAAAATTAGTTAATAGTATTAATGATCTTTTAAATAAGAGAATGTTTACTATTAATGACGATGGTTCTTTAGGTACTGGGTATACCGATGAGTATAGAATGCGAATAAATACTCTCTTAGGTAATGCTAAGATAAGTGAAAAGGATAGTGCAAAGATTCAAGCATCTATAGAAGAATCGTTAAATGAAATAACCAGATCTATGAATGAATTTTATGCCACTATATCTGATGAATCTACCGAATCATTAAAATATAGAAATATATTCAATGCGTTTAATGAAAGCACTAGACGAAAAGCAGAAGCGTTTGACAAAGCATCCAAAGCTCGTATGAGTCCAAGACAGTTTAATTCTGCTTTAGGATTAGACGATGGTGGGTATACTGCTTCTAGAGAAGACGCATTTGGAAAAAGAATTTACGATCAGATTAGAAAAACAGGAGAACGTGACTTACTCGGAGGAGATGAGATAGGTAGTGCTATAGGAGATGCAATTAAAACAATTGGAGAAGGCATTACTGTTAGAGCATTCATTCCTGAATTCCATCGTGAAATATATGAAGAAAATGCCGAAAGAGAAAGAATCGGACTTGAGAAAGAAGGTAAAATTGCATCTTCTCAAGCAGATAAATTCAGAAAACGTTCAGGATATAAATTTGATGAATATGGTAATATTGATTATGATAGCATGAACGATGCTAAGAATAAATCGATCAATATGACAATAGGTGAATCTATCGCTACTGGCAGAACCGAGAATATGATTCAAGGTCTTGTTATGAGTCTTCATAGCAATCTTCTTGTTCCTATGTATAGGGATTTTTTCAGTAAAGATGGTATGATTCAAAAAGTATTTGGGGATGATCCAAATAGCACTCTCAACCTTCTTAGAGAAAAATTATTCGGGGACGAAGAAGGTATTTTAACACCAATGATTAATTGGCTAAAATATCAAATTACTGGTAAAGGTTATACTGCTAGAGATGGTACTGTATATGAAGATAAGGATCAAAATCTTTTGGCATACGCTAAGGATTTATATGGTGATTTCTTTAATAGTAGTATGGTAAGCTTATTTGATTCAGATTATGCAAAATCCGAGCAATATCAAAAATATTTTAGATGGGCTAGTCCAGAAGGGTTAAGAGACATTAAAAATAGTTTTGGTAAATATAAAGATGACTTAAAAATAGAAGCCGAATACGATGCTAAATTGAAAAGTATAAGAGATCGTATTATTAGAAATGAAGTTATAACCTCAGCAGATTTAACCCTTGCTAAGAGAATGCTTAATAGCGTTGCTTTATTGCGAGATGAACATCCTGGAATTTATAAAAGGATTACTAAGAAAAACGAAGATCTTTTTGACGAATTGGCTGGTCTTGGTATTACCATGGAATTTAAAAAGAAGAAACCACGAAAATTCTTCGGTACAGGTATTGGATATTATAGTCAGCATAATCCATTGTGGTCTAATATCATTACTGGCATTATGGATAATGGTGAAGTTAGTACTATGGATAATGCGGGATGTGGACCTACAGCTTTATCTTTTTTAGCTTCTTTATATCATAAGAATATTAAACCTGGTGAGATATTAAAAATTGCTAGAGAGAATGGATTTTTATCTGGTGGTGGTGCTACTGAGGATTTATTTACTAAAGGTGCATCTATGATAGGATTGAAAGGAAGGAAAATTTCTTTTTCTGCAGCAATTGATAATGCAAAGAATGGAATTCCTTCAATCATTGCTGGTAAGAGTAGAGGATTATCTTCTATATTCTCTAAGCAAGGTCACATTGTAGCTTTAGTAGGTGCAGATGATGATAAATTGGCAGTTATGGATCCTGAGACAGGATTTATATCTAAACAAGATATGTCTAAATTTAAAGGTGTTAGTGATGCATTTAGTTATGAAAAACCTTTAGGTTTTAGCAATGAATCCTCTATCTCAAGTACACAACCGCAAAGTACCAATATTAACCCTTCTAGAACTCAAAGAGTGAATCCTATAGATACTACTAATAAAGTATTATCCGAGATCAATTCAAAAATTCTTCCACAAAAACGAACCCATATATTATATAATGCTATTGCTGATATACATGAGCTTATATATGGGGCATATTATCATTTATTTGGCTCACCTAATCAACAGATACAGGGATTGACAAATAGCGGTCAGAATTTAAACATAGCACAAAAAAGTACCACTCAAGTTGTGAAAAATGAACAGAATGTTCATATATATGAAGCAGGATATGAAAATGCGACCATAGGTGTCACTAATGCAGTTATTAATATTACTGGTAAAGCATTAATTAAGCAAATTGGTGAGGTTATTGATCAAGGTGATCAAATTAATACACAAATTCCTTTACCTACACCTATTAATGAACTAGATTCAAAGATTGATGCAAAACTTGAAGAAACTAAGAATGAACAGCTTAAAGACGAAATTCAAAAACTCGAGGATGCAATAACTGTAGGTGCAGGAAATGCTAGTACTATAATTTCTGATACTATAGAGGATCCTAAACATTTTAAAGATAGATTTATGAGACAGATGTCTCAGATAAATGCTAAATATAAAGATCTTCCTAAATCATTAGCAAAGGGAGCTTTGGCTGGTGGTGCTATTGGTCTTTTACATCTTGGTGGTCGGGGATTATTAACGAGCATGTTTCTTCCTACTGGTTTGGTAGGTGGTGCTATAGTAGGTTTAGGTACTACTTTACTTGCTAAATCTAAAACGATGAACCGAATTTTATTCGGCGGTGAAGATAAAGACGGTATTATGCACGAGGGTATCATCACCAAATCTCAAGCAGATGCTTTTAAACAAGCAATGCCATATGCGATAGGTGGAGCTACCTTAGGTGTGCTAAAACATGTAATAGGTGGAGCAATTGGATTGCCTACCCCTACAGGATTAATCACTGGTGCGTTATTAGGCACAGGACCAATAGGTGCTGGTATTGTAGGATTAGGTCTTGGTATTCTTAAAAATAATGAGACTCTTCAGAAAAAATTGTTTGGTACCAAAGGTGCTGATAACAAACGTTCTGGAGGAATATTATCCGGAACACTGAATGCTACTTCTAAAGTAGTTAAAAGTAGTAGCGAATATCTCAAAAAAGGTATTAAAGGAGCAGGTTTTGGATTAATTGGTGGAGCTGCTTTAGCCGAGATGGGATTATTAGGTGGAGCACTTACACTTGGTGGACCTGTGGGAATGGCTATTGCTGGTCTTGGATTAGGCATTGCTTCGAATACAGATAGATTCAATAGGTATCTCTTTGGTGATGAATATATAGATGAAGAAGGTGTTGCATCTCGTCATAAGAATGGTTTAATTCATAGAAGTATGGAACTTATCATGGATGAAGCTATTATACCTATGAAGCATACTATAGAAGATAATCTTAGCGATTTTGGAATATGGGCTAAGAAAAATATAGAATTACCATTTAAATTGGCATTTGGTCCAATAGCAGACGATTTTTCTAAATTTAAGAGAGAATTAACCGATACTGTAAAAGAAACATTTGATACAGTTGGAGAAAATATTATTGCTATCTTTAGTGGTGGCATTGAAAGATTATTGTCTCCTATTACCAGGGCAGTAAGTGGAGGATTTAATTTAGCAGGTAAAGCTACTAGATATACTGCACAGTTTGTTGGCGGAGCTGCTACAATGCCACTTAAGTTATTGGCTCTTACTCAATATCGTAAACGTAAGCAAGAAGATAAAGCATATAGAAATGCATTATTTGATGATTTAACTGGTAAATGGACTGTAGATGATGCAGGCGATAAATACAATAGAAGATTTGGTTCTTTACTTAGACTAAGAGATCGTGCTAAAGATTTATTAGGAATGGGTGGATTTGCTGATGAAGCAGTTGAAGCGGCAGCCCGAGGAGAATGGGGAGAGGGCATGGATGCGGCTGGAAGAAACCGTTTGGGATGGTTTCAAGCGTTGGCAAATTACAACTTAGCAAAGAAGAAGCATGACGTCGAAAAACAAAATCGTGAGAATTTCAGACAAAGTGAACGCTTAGCATCTAAATGGAAAAAGCAAGACAGATATAATGAAGACATGGGCTGGACTGATGAAGTATTAGATGAGCGCGTTAGACAATTGAGAAAACTTGGTATTATTGGGGACGGGATTAAAACTGAATCTCAAGTTAAAGAGTTCATGTACCGTCGAAAAGATTGGCAATCTAAGTACGGAGAATTCGGTACGGAGAATTTATTAGCTAAAACTCTTGAAGCAAAAATCGAGGAATCAAAAACTAAAGATGATGCCCATAAAGAGGCTACCGAAAAATACCAGGGTAAAGTATTAAATATTCTTGAGAATATTTTTGAACACCTTAGAGTTACATCTGCTGCTCGTAGTGCAGATATAGTAACTGAAGAAGTTGATAAAGCTATTGATACTAGAAATTCTAGATTATATAAGAAATTTAATGTTACTACTAAAGATATTGGTATGATATCTAAATTTCTTAGAGGTGATATTGATTTATCAGAAGATATATTAGAAAGATTTCAAGAAGCTCAAGCTTTAGCAGAAGCCGAAGGTAGAGAATTTTATATAGATAAAGAAACATATGACCGTATGATGGAACAGAGAAAAAATGTAGTAAATGTGAAATCATATGAAGAAGTTATCGAAGAAATCAGAGCAGAAGAGAAAGAAGAAGAAATTAAACTTCGTGAAGAAGAAAGAAAAGCTAGCATTGACAATACAGATTTATTTGATGATCTTTTAAATAGAAAAATTATTCCTCCTTTTATTCATACTGAATTAATGCGAGAATATAAAAATGAAGACTTTAGTTCTTTGAATAGATTAATCGATGTGGTTCAGGATAAGTATGATTATTTATATGAAGGGCTCAAGCCAAAAACTAGCGTAGATAATGATGTTGATATGACTGAAACTATGCAAGAATTTACCGAGGCTAATTGGGTTGGTGAGGATATTGCAAGTCGTGCCATTATTCATCAAGCTGACTTAGAATCCAAAGGTAAAAAAATAGGACTGCATAATTGGTTAGCAACCATAAAAAATCTTATTAGTGATTCGATTATGGATGCATATGAAGACATAGATAAAGAAGAAGACGAAGAAGATTTAGCAGAGGCTGAACTAATAAGAGAAGCTGAGGAAACTGCAGCAGCTCAAGCTCTTGGAGCAGAGGCTGAAGAAGGTAAAGATCATTTTGCAGATACGCATAAGCGTAGATGGTATGATAGTTTCACCACAAAAAAAGATGGTAGCATGAATCTTATCGGCAAAGGATTCAATGCTGTTCAAAAATCCTGGATTGGTAGATTAGCTTCTGGTATTTTTGGTTTCGGTGTTAAGGTAAAAGATAGTCCATTATTACAGGCAGCATTAATGGTCGGTGGCTTTGTATTTAAAGATCAAATTGGAGCTGTAATAGGAGGTCTTGCGAAAGGTGTTAAAGATGTAGCTACAGAATATTTACCAGACGCGATAAATTTTGTAACCGATGAAGCTATTCCTTGGGTATTTTCACATGTTACAGATGTGGCAGAAACTGCGATTACGGTTATGTGGCAATCAATCCCAATGCTTCGTGATTCATTATTGGATTTAGGCTCTACATTCTTAGATTGGATAGGGTGGAATAATAAGACGACTGCATACAGTGCAGAAGATGTCAATCTAAATACCGGGTATACTTTAGATGCTAAGAAGCTTGCTAGATGGTATAATCCAGAAACTGGCGAGTATGAATACATTACCAATAAAGATGGGAAATACCAAGTACTCGATGATTATCAGTATATTACTGATGATGGTAGAATAGCAAATATCAGTAGAGGTACTGGTGGTAATTTAGCAAGATACGGTTTTCAGGTTATAAAAAATCCTAGTAATGCGGCATCGGGATTAAAATTAGTAGGCAGATCTTTAAATGCTACATCATCGTTAGTTAGTTGGATACCTGGAATCGGAAGACCGTTTAAATTAACTAAAGCTGCTGGAAAAGGCATGACTGAATTAAGTAAAACTATGAGTAAGTCATTAAAAGAGGGTGGTAAGAAAACCACACTTGATTTACTAGGTGAAGCAGCTGATAGACAGGCTGGTGTATTTGGAAGTAAATATGCTAATCGTGTAATGAAAGATGAGATTACGGGTATTTCAGAGGAGTTAGCTAAAAATCTTTCAGGAATTGATAATCTTTTAGTCAAAAATAAAAAAGGACGAGCAGATAGCAAGAATGTAAAAGAAATAGTTGAGCTCTTTAGGGAAAACGGAATTAAAAATGGAGATTCGTTTTATAGTAGCAGAGATGTTGCAAAAATAATCAATACAGCAAATGAAGAACAAATTTCGAATTTAAGAAAACAAATAAGTTCCATCTATGAAAATAGAGCAAAAGAAAGCGTGGAAGATGTAGTACATGGCATTTCTAAAAAGGCTAAATTTGTAGATGCTACTAAATTAGTTGAAGAAGGTACTTCTGAAGTTCTAAACAGGGCTGGTGATATAATACGAAAGAGTTCAGATGATATAGGTGTTGAATCTGCTAAAGGTCTTATTAATAGGCTTACTACTTGGGTTAAGAAAAATGCAAAGAAGCTTTTTAGTAAGATAATAGACGACAACGTGATCACGGCAGTGGTTAAACGATTTGATGATTTCTGTACAGGATTTCTAGGCTGTTCATCTAAGACATTAACAAACTTCGCTGGTAGTTGTGCATCAGGAGTTTTTAAAGGTGCAAGTAAAATGTTACCTTATATAGGAATCGTTTTGACTGCATATGATGGTATAATGGGATTTGCAAATACAGAAACGCTTTTTGGTGTTCCAGAAGGTATGGCAGATGGAACTATGAGAATAGTATCAACATTCACAAATGTTATACTTGGTACTGCAGTGGGTGCAATATTCGACATTATGCTTACCATCTATTCATCTGTAACAGGAGAGGATCAAAAGAGAAAATTTGCACAAGAAATATATGTTACTATACTAGAAACATTTGGTAATGATAAAGCTCTAGAGGATTTTTCCAATGCTCAGGCAATAATGGAAAAAGAATTAGAAAACTATAATGATGCTCACGTAGGTGGCGAACTTACGATGGATGAATATCTTGAGTTAAAAGAGCAAAGTAATTCTTGGTGGAATAAGATTAAACGTAGTTTAGGTCTTAAATCTGCTATAGAAGACATGAATATTTATGCTACAAGTGCAGGTAGTCATAATGCTTCGAACGTTGGTTACAATATAATTATCAATAATGAAAATTATAATACGACCGTCACATCGGATAATAAAGAAGAAGTTCCTGGCTATGGTAAAGCAGTTGTAGGTTATGGCTTTAAAAATTCATCGCTCACTTCTTATGCTCAAAATGATCCACGATGGGCAAATTTTAAATTAGGCACATTGCCTAATGGAAATATCGCAACTATGCAATTAGCAGGATGTGGACCTACAGCATTGGCTAACATTAGTAATGCTACACCATTAGAAGTTGCTCAAATGGCAGTTAATAAAGGATATATTACAAATGGTGGTGCTAATGCTAAATTATTTGAATCTGGAGCAAGAGATTTAGGTCTAGAAGGAAAGAAAATATCTACCAATCATGTATTTAGTCATTTGAAAAATGGTGAGAAAATCATTGTTAGTGGAGTATCCGAATATGGCGGATTATTTACAGAAGCTGGTCATATTGTAACTCTTGAGTCGATAGATGGAAATCAAGTATTGGTATCAGATCCTTTAACTGGGGAAATTTCGGCTTATTCGATGAATAAAATTTCTCCATATTTAACAAATGCGTGGGCATATAAAGATCAGTATGGTAAAGCTAAGCATATTATTGATCCTATAGCAAATGAATCGATTGGATATGGATTGTATGATTCCATTTCAGCTATAGACCCATACATGAATCCAGAAGATATTGCTTATAGTAATTATAAGATATCGCATTCCGAAGCTGCAGAGTACATGAAAGATGTAAAACGTTTAATAAAACCTGCAAGTTTATTTTCTACTGATAAAAAGCATAAAGGAGAATATAAGGATTTCTATAATAACGCATTTTCTGATTCTAGATTATATACTATCGATGATATTATTGGTATAAAAGAAGGAGCGAATAACGATTCAAGTGAAATCTCTATTCTTAGAAAAGTAATCGAAGAATGGTGGAGTAACTTAAGCGATACTGAAAGAAAGTTGGAATTAAACAGATGGCTTTATAGTTATAATTATAGATATAATAAAGGAGTTAACAATTTTGGCTCATCTTTAAATAATTCTATAAAAAGTTTAGGTTTAAATCCTAAAGGATATGATATCGAAGCAATGATTGAATTCGTATTGATGCCTAAAGTTGCAAAGGAAATTGAAAAATTAACTAATAGCGAGCTTATGAGCATCCATACATTACACGGATACAAAAATATTGATTTTGATATATATGATGAAGAAAATGTCAACAAAGCAAGAATGGAAATCGCATCCGATAATTTGAAAGCGGCAATTGCCGAATGTATAGAAAAAGTTGTAGCTTCGCCAAATGATCCAAATGTATATTTACCATCTGAAGATAATGCTAAAGGTATCAATCCTGTAGTTATTCTTAAACTCAATGATCCGTTGTATGGTGGTAATGAATCACTTAACGATTCTTGGCTATACAGTAAAATTACGAAATATTTAAATTCACCGGATCTTAATGGTAAGACAGATGAGCAAAAAATTGCGCTCTTATCTAATTATTTAGGTAGAGTGACTTCAGTCGATATGTCAAATAATGACTATAGCACATCCTCTACTAGACCATACGGCGTAGTAAACGGTATTCCATATTATTCAATTCATGATAATATGTGGGAAGAATTGAAATGGAAAAATAGTCCTTTTAGTGATCAAGGTCATGAAATTGCAACACTTGCATCTATTTTAACCACGTTTAACATGTTTTCTGGTAATGGTAGAGCCATTACACCAAGTTATATTCTTGGCAATTGGTTTACAGAAGAACATCCAGAATGGTATAATGATAAAGGTATATTACCTACATTCTATTCATCAAATGGTTTACAGTCTTTGACTGAGACTTATGTTAAGGATAAACCTTTACAGATTGAGGGTACAACTAAAGCTAAAGAAATGATAAAAGCTATGCAAGATAATAAACTTGTTATGTTGACACCGCTTGGAGGTTCCACAAGTAATGAAATATTTGGAGGAAGATCTTCGAATGTTGTTATAGGTCATAGTGCGGATGAAACAGGTAGTATGTTTTTAGTAAATGATCCACAATATCCTGATAGAACATCCGATATTGTATTACCTAATGAAGCTTTATCAAGTGCTGGTACTATTAGTGGTATTATTTTTTCTAATCCATATGGTAAAGGATTACCAGAAGAACCAATTAATGATATCGATGCACCTAAATTTAAAAAGAGTATATGGGAAACCATTAAAGAAAATGCAAAAGGCGGTCTTAGTGCATTAAGTTCAATATTTGATGCTATGACTTCAATGTTTGATAATCTTTTAGCAAGTTTATTGGGAGATGGAAAATATAAGTCTATCTTTTCATCTGAAGATGAGGGAGAAGAACTTAGTGAAGAAGAAGCCGCAAAAATTGCAGAGTTATCATATCTTAATTCAGAAGAAGATATGCAGCAGTACTTACAATCTACATACGTTTCTAGCAAGAATAACGGGAAGCTGTCTAATAGATCTAATTTGAATACGTTAAATTTATTTGATAGAAGTTATGTATCTTTTTCTGATACCGCTATTGAAGATATGGACGATGAAACTCTTAATATCTTACTAGAAGAAAGAAGTTATAAGCTTAGTAATGCTGAGAAATCTGCTATCATAAACGAACTTGCTTATCGAGAGAGTAGTTTTCTTAGTGAAATGCGAGAAAATATCAACTATCTTAATGCAAAGAATATCATTGAAAGCAATAATAAGTTTGTATCGTTGCCTGAAGATAAGAAGAAATTATTTAGAAATATCATTAAATATAATATCAATTATTCTAATGCAGACGAAGAAACTAAGAAATTCATCGATTTGTTGAAAAATAGAAATATCGATATCGAAAATGATAAAAATATTTATAGTGAAAGAGATCTTGCTGTAGCACGTAATATCTTAGAAGCGAATGAATCATTTAATCGATCACTATTTACCAATTTAGATAATATTGATATATCTTTAGATAGAGTAAATAATTTTAAAAATATCAGACTTTTAAGTACTGAATATTATAATGATTTGATTAATAAAAACGCGGGAGTCGTTACAAATAGTTCAAAGAGTCTTGAAGAATTTAATCGTATATATCCTGAGACTATGAAATACAATTCTGGAACCAGAGCTATATATGAACAGAAATATTTTGAAACATTTGGGGAATACCCTCAAATTGATGAATCTACATATTCAAGATACAATTCAACGAATTATCAAAATTACTTATCTAATGCAAAAATGTATGGTCCCGCAGGTGGCGAAGATGACGAATATGATCTTACTACTGTAACTGGAGTTTTCGGTAAATTTAGTAGTATAATCGATACTCATCTTGGTAAATATCTAGGATCTGCTTCTGGTAAAAAGGAAATGGGTGAAGAAACCGATAAACCTGCCAATATATTAGATAAGTTAACTAATACAAAATGGACTGCTAATATTACTGGTACACCTGATACGGGCGATGGTAAGAGTGCATACGGATTAGTTAGGTATGCAGTTTCTTTAAAGAATTTAGGTTGTAGGTATGTATGGGGAGGTAGTGGTAAAAAACTCACAGAATCATATTATAAATCTTTAAAGAGTATACATGCAAAAGAAGGTACTACACATAATGCTCAATATTATAGAGAAAAGTTTGATATGTTTGGTGGAGGATATGTATCAGACTGCTCTGGTCTTATTAGAGGTTATACAGGAAGTACTTCTCACACAGCGAATAGTTTATATAATTCGTCTACCGATAAGGGAACTATATCAAAGATACCTAATAAATACTTATATACTCCTGGTATACTTGTATTTAGAAAGTCCACAGAAAATTCGAATATGGTTCATGTAGGTATTTTGATGGGAGATGGTAATGTGATTCATACCGGAGGCTATTGTGCCAACTCATCGTCTGATGTACAGATCGAAAAGCTTTCGTCAAATAATTGGACTCATTGGGGTAAATCTAAATATTTGAATTATGCGACTACTTCTGGACAGAAAGAGACTTCTCCTTTTACCGAAGTAGCTTTAGGTGGAGAAAATGATTTCAAGACATATATCGATGATATAAGATATTCAACTCCTAATGAAGTGGCATATTTACTAAACACTTTGGGCGGACGTATTACTCAAACAGTAGGAATGAACATTGATCCTACTACTGGTATTATATCCAGACATAGAGGTACAGATATTGCTGCTTTATATAATACTCCAATTCAATCTCCGGTGTCTGGTAAGATTGTGGAGAATAAATCTGAATCGTATGGTTCTGATTATGGTAACTATGTGGTTATCAAAGATAATACAGGTAAGAAGCATTTAATTGCTCATATGAATAATGCTTCTCAGTACAGAATTGGTTCTGAGATTAATACTGGTGATATATTAGGTTATGTAGGTTCATCTGGTAGAAGTACCGGACCACACGTACACTATGAAGTAAGACAGCATGAACATATCGTAGATCCATTATCTACAATAGATGCTTCTAAACATGGTTTGACTAGAAGTATTAAGACAAACTTAAATATCATGGAATCTAAATTAGACGAGGTTATGTCTAAAAACGGTTCTTCGTTAGGTGGTCAAGATGATATTCTTACCATGATAGGGAATAGTTCTAATTCAGACGATAGATTAAACGAAGTAGTTGATAGTTTAAGAGATATTGTTACATTATTAACTGGATGGTCTACATTAGACGCAGATTCTAAGAATAGAATTCTTGATGCTATGGATGGAATAACTGCTAATAATGGTTCAACGGTCAATTTAAACACAACTAATAACACTGTAAATCGATCCACTGACAACGATAATTCTACTAATATAGGTACGAATCGTTCTTATAGAAGTACAGAAAGTGCATTATCGAGTGGTGGAAGATCATTACACGAAATTATAGCTAGAAAATAAATATAATAAGAGCTAGATGAAATTGATTTCATCTAGCTCTTTATGCTAAAGGAGGTATAAATATGGTATTGAATTCAAACGTTGTACAGACTTCTTTTGAGGCAGCTGGTATGGGTTCTGTAAAAAAATATATTGTTCTTGATGGAAAAGCTGCACCGTTGTATGGAAGATCCGGAAGCTCAACGTTTAATTTGGTTGCGATGAGAGTTGAGCCAGCAAGTATTGTAAATTGTTGGAATGCACCACAAAATGGTTATCACGAAATAAAAGAAGGTACGTATAAAGGGCTATACATACCAGCAACCTATATAAAAGAATATAAAACTTCTTATGATGTAGGTACTAAAACTCCTACCGGAACAGAAGAAAAAAAAGTGAATGAATCTTTAAAGAAAAATACTAGTAATTCTACCCCCACTAACCCTTCATTAGAAACTAAGGTGGATATACCTCAGGAAGATGGTACACCATATGAAGTACCAGTAAAAGAGTATCCACCAGTAGAAGATAAAGACTCATTTTTAAATAAAATAATTAAAGGTGAGGGTACAATAATCGATGAAGTATCAGAGCAGATATCTAAATATTATAACACGTTTGGTTCTCCGTATGTATTTTTAGATAGTACTGATATATGTTATTATGCGAAGTCTAGTCCCAATGTACCTAGAATAGGTAGAAGTCAGCTTAATACTATTTATTCAAATCCTTCTGTTTTTTCTATTTGTCCTGGTAAAGCAGTATATATGCCCGGAGTTAAAAAAGATGATCAGGAAACGGTTATGCAGAGAATAACTAAAAGTATTGGAAGAGAAGTAAATGAATTAATATCGGAAGAGGATGATCTTGGTGGTGAAGGTCCATTAGCCGAGCAATTATATGATTTTGAATGTGATTATGACGATTATTCCAATAGACTTAATGTAACTGCTAGAGTTGCTGCTATAATGTTAGGTATAGGGAACGAATTGGTTCCGGGAACCAAAATTGAGTATAAAAGATTTGATTGGAGTTATTATACAACATCAAAACGCAATTCGCAACATGCTGCAGATGGAAATTATAAAGGTATAATAGATACTATGTTTTGGCAATTTGCTACCGGTATTAAATCTACATTTAATGATGACCAGTATATTCATTTCTTTTTAACGAATGAAGGTACTAGTATGAGTGAAGGGTATACTATCACTACAATGGAATCACCTTTAGCAGATGTGCTCAACCAAGATAAATTGCGTAATACTGTGAAAAGTGTAAATTTTCTATTTGGTGGAGCAATGAATCAAGATAAAGGAGTTATTGCTAATCTAGAGTCGGATCTTGATACATTAATGGATGAAATAGGAGATAATTCTGGTACTATTGTCGGTTCTTTAGCAACAGTTCTTCGTGGTTATATGAAGGGTGGAAAAATGGTTGTACCTGATATGATCGATGATGTTTTATATGAACAAACCACATCTTGTACACTTTATTTTAAGTCGTTATCTGCGGATCCTCAAGATGTGTTTTTAAGAGTAATATTACCTACATTAGCAATATTGAATTTTGCCTGGCCTAAACAATTATCGAAAAATATGTACGGATATCCATACATTGTTAAGTCGTATCAACGAGGTGTATATAATTCGGATTTGGCGGTTATTAGCAATGTAAGAGTAGAGCGTGGTGGTTCAGATGATATTAATTGGAGTGAAGCTGGTCTAGCTACAGAAATTAAGGTAACATTTGACATCGTACCTTTACATTCCTCATTGATGGGTGGTAATGGTAGAAATCCATTCTTATTTATGGAAAACGGTCCTTTGTTAGAGTATTTGGGAAATCTCTGTGGTATAGATTTAAATGTATCACAGATTAATTTGAAGCTCGATTTAATTACTCAATTAATGGGTGATTATTTAAGAGATACTCCTACTACAGTAGGTAGAAAGATAGCCGGATCCATTAAGGCTAAAATTAATAATATTTTCAGTTTTAACTAATCAATTAAAACCGAAAGGAAAATTAATTATGGCTAAAAATAAATCTGTAGATCAAATCTTATATGAGTACGATCAAAAATATGGAGATATACCCCTAGACCAAGAAGCTATACTGGAATATCTCCGAAACAAGTACAAAAAAATTAATTTGGATGAAATTGAAAGGTTATCTGACGAAATAGATAATATTCCATGGAATACAGAGACTTATTTAATACCAATTATACCTAAACCAGGTCAGAGACCTAGATATAGTTTTGAAACTGAACATTTTTATGTACCAGGTTCTGCTACAAATAAGAACATTATGAAAAAGATTTTGGGTTTATCAAATAATCTTATTTTATCTAGGGTAGCTGTTATTTTACACACATATCAACCTACTCCATGCTATAAAATGAATCAAAATGAGATATATTTGGCAGAGTTAGGTAAAATTAGACCTTTAATAGATCCCGATTTTGATAATTTTGCAAAATCTTATATGGATGCAATACAAGGAGTTTTAATAGCAGACGATAATATAATTACAGATGCTCAGATAAAAAAATATTTTTCGGTTAAACCTAGAATATTTCTAGAATTAGCTTATCAAACTAGACCAGATTCAAAATACAATGAAAAAATTTTGAATGCTAGATTGAATAGCTTGGCTAAGAAAAAATATAAATAAATTTAAAATCGATGAGTTACACTTATATAAATTTTGAAAGGTTAGGTGAATTTATGACATCAAACAATGACATTTTAGAGGCACTTACTAACATATATGGTTCACCAAACGTTTCGGGAGAAGAACGTCGAAAAGCCTACTATTTAGTAGATGATACAGTAGACGAAGTTATAAGGGGAATTAACGCAGTAAATAAGGATATTAATACAGCAACTGATTTATATGCTGTGCATTACGAAGATAAGACTTTACTGCAAATAGATATTTAATAAACAGAAAAGGTACTATTACATATGATTGTAATAGTACCTTTAGATCCGTTACTGTGAGATTTTCTAATTATACATGATATTGGTAAGGAACGTAGAAATTTTCATATTAATGGAGGTATAATTTATGAAGAAAATGATAAATAGTGAACTTTTAGCAATGATTGGGTCTATGATATTAGATGATATTTCTTCGCAAGAAATATCAAATCGATTAGATCTCGATATTATAACAATTCAAAATATTTATGAATTATATGTTAATAAGCCTAAGGATAGTAGAGTTATTATTAGATTTGAAACGTTGATTGAAGTGATATTAGCATTAGAAGATAAAAAGAGTAATAGAGAAATCGCTAATATGCTTCATGTATCTGAAGCTGTAGTATCTAAGTGGATCACTAAATATAACTTGGATGGGAAGTCTAGAAGGTATAAGTTAATGAATGATGATAATTATCTTAAAGAGTATCTTCAAGATTTATTTGACGATGGTAATACATATCAGGAAATTTCAGAAAAGACGGGTATTACTATTGACAAAATATTTGCAATGAATGAGAAGTTTCATTTTAGGGAGATAAAAAGAAGAACAGGAGATGTTCGAGATAATCAGATAAAAGAAGCTAAAGCTTTAAAAGAATTAGGCTATAGTAAGATAGAAATTGGTCGTAGACTTAATATTCATAGAACCACTGTGACTAAATTGTTAAATCAAGAATGTCATATATAGAGGACACGATTTCGTAATTAATTCCCCTCTAAAAAATATATCATATATAAGATAACATTCTTATCAAATATTTGAATAACGAAAGGAGAAATAAAATTTATGACACAACAGGAAAAAATTAGCACAATTGAAAAGCGATTAAATGAGCATATTCATATTAGTAAAATCGCTAGAGAGGTTGGTATTAGTAAGTCTAGAGTATTCGATTATATTAAAAGCTATAATATGATTTCAATGGATTTACATAATGATACCAATTCAAAAAATAGAAGATTGACACCTCAGATATTAAGTACAGTCGAAAGCTTATTTGAATTAGGCAAAGACTGTAAGGAAATTTCAGAGGAGATAGACATTCCATATTCAATAACTTGTGCTTTATATGATTTATATCATAATAAATATTCATGTAAGCAGTTGACATTTGAGATATTGAAGCAAGTGGTTGAATTAATGTATTCAGGATTGCATCGATGTGAAGTTGCAGAACGTATGGGTATATCTAGAAACACGATAAGTGTATGGATTTATAGATATAATGTTTACGATAAATTCAGAAAGACAACCAGGTGTAAAAAAATACTATATAGAGTCGCGTGTGACTCTGAAACTAGAAAAAAATTGCAAAGATATTTTGATGATGGTATGACATATCAGGCAATTGCGGATAAGTTAGGAGTACCGATATCAAGAGTAGTGTATTGGAATGAGATTCACGATTTTAGAGCAATAAATAGTCGTGAATCACATATTCTAATAGATAAAATCAATAAAGCAAAAGAATTGAAAAAGCTGGGATTTACATATGCTCAGATTGGAGAACTGATCAACATGCATAGATCCACTGTAAGTAAGTGGTTAAAAAAAGAGTGCTTATAAGCACTCTTTTTTTTTCGTAATTGCCCCCCCCCCGAATATATATTATTTATGTGATATAAAGAGTAGACAGGGAGCTCTTAATAAAATCCCTTTTATATAAATTGATAATAAGAATGGATAAATATGAATATCCATTCGATAAAAATTTTGGTTAAGTCCCTCAGTAGATAGGGACAGATAGGAGGATATTATGAAGAAGTTTAGTAGAAATGAAATGGTAGCTATGCAGGCAATGCTCGAAAATGGCTACTATACATATCAAGTAGCTGAGCGTTTTGGTTGTTCGGTGACAACATTGAACAACCTTAGAAATAGAAAGGAGGTGAAATCGGCAACCAGGAGCTACAGTAAAGCTGGCGGATTAACAGTAGAAAAAATGAAGGAGGTGATAGAACTAAAATCCGTTGGCTTCAAAGTAGCAGAAATAGCTACTTACTTTGAAGTAAGTATCCCAACCATATATAACTGGTTAGGGAAAGCAAAAGGAGCCTACTACTAATAGGCTCCTTCCTTTTTTTTTACATTTTTTCTGATACTCCATCTTTGGATCTGAAGAATACTTTTTTTTCATTTTGTTTGAATTTACATCCGTCTACAATCTCTTTTACATAGTCTCTAGTTGAAATATCAGATGTTTTACCGGTAAGATTAATGCTTCTAGTAAACATTACAGATTCCATAGCATCCAAGAAATCTACTTGAACTTCTTTAGAAGTTTTAGAATCAATTGCAATTAATTTAATTCCGTCTACATTATCTCTTCTACCATAAAGAGTATATAATCTATTTAATGCACCCAAATCTTGTTCAAATGCAACCTGTTGAGATGCCGAACGTTTAATTGGCTCTTTATTGATTTTACCAAGTTTATTATCGATTTTATTATAAAGATGATTAATGTTCTGTAAAATATTAGATTTACATTGAGCAAAACCTTCGGTGCCAACTTCAATATTAGATATTTTATTCTCTATAATTCCGAGTTCGTTTCTGTATTCTCTAATGGATTCTTCATCTTTAATCTGATTCAAATCCCTTTCAATATGGTGGAAGATACCTTTACTCTGTTTCATAAAACTTTCAATTGCAAAATTTCTATAATTCGAGAAGTCAGATTTTGTATTTAAGAATTTATCTACTTCTGCTTTAGTAGGAGTATGTAAATTCATCGTATTTAAAGTTTCTAATAAAGTGTAACAAGTAGCTGCACCTACAAATGCAGATTTGCTAATCATGCCATTAGAAAGACCCTCCATAGCAGCTTCTTGTAATTGACCATCATTAAGAACTACACCATCTAAATTAATCAATCTCTCTAAACATTCCAAAGCATTAACTTCTCTCTTGAAGGAATCTAAAGAGAATAAGAATGTTAAATCATTAAGAGTATATTCACAAAGATTTGATGATGCTTCTTCTGGATATAATGTAGCCATAGACTCTGTAGCAACTTCAAATAATTTAGAGAATAATGAGATATGATGTCTAGGATCATCTGGACTTAAAGCAATCTTATAGAACGATTCATTTGCCTTTTCAGCTTCTTCTTCGTTACCAGATTGATCTTCTGCTAATTCTCTAATCTTATCAGAAAGCTCTTGTTCTCTAGTTTGTGCTTCCTGTTCTGATTTAATTGTAGCAATAACCTTTTCGCCTACGATTTTTCCTACATCCTCAAGCTCTAATTTGTCAGCATTCTTTTCGAAGTTCTTATATTCTTCTTCTGTAAAGTTTGCTTCCGACAATGCTTTATTGAAAGGGGTTTCTTCTTTTAATTCTTTAGTAGTTCTTTCTGCTACTTCAGATGCTGCTTCTGTACAGACATCATACATTTTCTTTACATATAAATATTTAGCCTTATCATTTTTCTGATGGGATTCCATAGCATTACGAAGAATGTGTTTTGCTCCACCGAGCTGTTCTACGGCAACATTTACATATTCGTGTAAAGCCATTTTTTCTTTCTGATCTAATTCTGAGAAAGAATAAGGTAATCCTAGAAAGAAAGCTTCTTCTGCAATTATAGTCAGTGATAAATCCATCATCTTATCATGGACTGTACTGTAAAATAAAGAATTGTTTATCATTTCTTTCAATCCTCACTTTCATTATTCTATTACTTACAGCAGTGTTTTCTCAATGTATTATTGGAGAGCTACGCTATTTAAAATTCTTATATCTATTTTAGGTATGGTTATACCATTTTCGGTATAAGTGTATATGTTGATGAATTCAGGTACGTAAGTTTGTACATAATCCGTAGTAATTGCATCTTCTTTCTTAGGTGATATTACTTGTGCTTCAGTGCCATATTCATTAAATCCATAATATTCTACATGTATAATTTCTGGGAATTCGTCTTTAATATCTCCAAGTAAATCTATAATAAATAACGGTTTACCGTTCTGATCTAAATCATTAAATGATTCGATAAATTCTTTAATATACAAACGAAGTTTTTCTGTAAATAGTGTTATATTGGTCATAGCATCTACTTCTACACCGATAGACATGCTGCAATTCACTCTACTTAATGGATACATAGCATTGTAGTTACCGACTTCGTATCTATTAGATTTACCATAAGTATTAAATAATGACATACTTATTCCATACTGATTTTCTAATGAGAAGTAAGCCTCATATAAAACATCAAAGGTTTTATAGATCTTATTAATGAGAGTATTATAGTTGTCATAGTTCTTAATCCAATCTGCCCTAGTGAGAGGGGTTAGTGATATCCTCATTTGATAATCGTCTATATCTCCTTCATAAACCTGCTTAGATGCTATAATAGCATTTGAATCAAACTTTACACCTACCTCATACTTTAATTCAAATTCATTTGTATATGAAATGTTACCAGATGTATCAATCACTCCTTTTTTAACAACTATAATTTCTTCGGTACCATCGTCATACTTCACCAACGCATTTACATTATTATTTTCGGTATATATATTAGAAACCATTCCAGTGGATGAAGATATTACATTTTCTATAGTAGTATTATCTATAAACTTCAAATTTGATTTGAAAAATGTAATTCCTTTAGCTAATGAAAATGCTTCAGATGAAGGCGTAGAATATTGGTTTGTCAAGGTGTAATTCTTGAAGAATGAATAACCCCACATATTGTGTACATAGTTTGCGATATCATCTTTATAAAAGATAGAAATAGTACATGTAGTATTTTCCATAGGTATAGCTACAGAATTATCTTCTAACCCATTTGTCATATAGATGCCGTGATCTAATGTAATTGTCTGATTAAGTGATATAAAGTCATTAGTAGATATATAAGCTCTCATTGTATATGCATCTTTTTCTTCATCGTACTCTTCTATATAGAGAGGAATATACATACCATGATTAGTTAAAGTATTATCTATGTCAATACATCCACGTACTTTACCTAAATCTTTATCTTTCTTTACTGCGAGGATATCTCCCTGAACAAATGTGTCCAATACATCAAAATTCATACTATATCCAGTATGATATGTAAAAGATTCTCCATCTTCATTTATAGTGGAATAAGTACTTATTTGAATATCTTCAGTTGACTCATCCTCGTTGTCTGTAATGTATTTTACTCTAAACCAAACTGCTCCATCCTTATAGAACGTTTCTGATACAACCCCATCATAACGTGCTCTAATAAGATTATCTTCGTTTTCTTTATCGGTTATAGTTACCAATGTAGCGGGATCTAAATCAGAACTAGATGAAATTTTTACAGTAAAAGTATAATATTTTTCACCAGCTATAGGATTTCTATCAATTTGGAAACCCAAGCAGATGAATTGATTAACAGTTCTATCTTCTACAAATGTAAATTCAGTATTATGAATTTCTGATATAGCGTTACCATAATACCCTACAATACCATTTTCCATTGCACATGCGATAAGAAATGGATTTGCAAATAGGATTGTATCGCTATTCTCTAATTCACTAGGTAATGAATCGGATAATTTATACGGTACTATTTCAACAGATCCGTCGTTTCTTGATGTATATTGAAATATTTTACCTGGTTTTATAATGCCTCTATCACCTTGAAATTCGTCAAATTCACTACGTTTAATTATTATATCACAACTATTCGTAGGAATTACGTTATCGGAATTATCTTTTAATAATACAAATGAGTTATAAATTCTATATAAAGCATCATCTCTATTTTTGGAAAATTTAACTCTGATTTGTTTATCCGATGCTACATCATTGAAAAATTCTTCTAAATCAGATGCACAGGTGATAGTCGAGTTGGTTTTAATCGCATATCTAACATCTCTCTTGAAATCTTCGTCGCTTTGCTTATCTATAGCACCAGAACATTTCCCATTCACAACCCCCCTAATCATTAATCCATTATTGTACGGGTAATCATCAGATTGGCAGCTGCATTCAAGGTCTCCTAAAAATTCATCAAATTCGTTAGATGTACCTCCAGATGTGTATATGGCACATCTAATCTCAGCGTTTATTTTAGGAGAAAAATAAGCACTACGAGGAAACGTGATTCTTATTTTATTATCTGGAAGGTATTCATATATACAAAATTTACCAGCAGGTGTAATATCGTTTATATCATATTTTGGAATATGTTCCTCTACACTAACTCCAGGATTTTCTGTATAATAAATATCGAAACCTGCTAAATCTCCATCGTATTGAAATATTAGTGAAGTGGTTTCAATGCTAGAGTTTTTTGTAATATTTTCATTTTTGTTTGTAATAACATATTGCTGAACTCCAATGCTTAATGCTAGATATTTTGTATTATTTATATTAACACATTTATTTTGAATATACTTACTACTTATTTTAGCTAAACTATTATTTTTTGTAGTATCATAATATGTGGTATAGTTGTATTTACCATTAGAATATCTAGCAAGAATTCTAATAGGATAGTCTAATGTAAACTGGATACCATCGGCTAATATTTCCATTGTATTATCCAGAATAAAGGTATACGTTCCATCTACTATACTGCTATTTTCAATGATATCTTTCTCTGTAATAAAAAGAGCTATATTACATTTAGCTGGAACTACTAAAGGTATATCTACTTCATAATTTCCAGCCATTTTATAGAAAGAATCAATATTTTCTGCCGATGCAGCGTAGAACTCTCTTTTAGCTACATTGATACTATTAAATGCATCCTGAGTAACAGTTGACATTACTTCGTTAATATAACCAAATATACCAATTTTATAATTATTAGTATCAGAGAAATTGAAGTATTTTGAAGCAATATCAGATAACCAATAATTTTGTATATCTGCTATACTGCTATAATTATGAATAGAACCCAATTTCTATCACCAGCTTTCTTTTATTATTTTAACCATTCTAATGTAGGAAATCTTTTATGAACTTCTTTTTCATCCCAATGAAATTTGATATATGGAATAGTATATAATGCGTCGCCCGTTCCATATATTGGTACATTTATATATCCAGTTTTAGTTTGAGTGTTATTGATGTATTGTATTCGGTCTCTAGATATTCCGTCAAATCCATTGATAGCAAGTCTATTAGAACCATCCACTTTATATGCATCTTTAATATTACCACTGATATCAACAATACCAGAATTGATATTAAAATCCACTAATGAGTAGTAATCCATAGATTCACACAAAAAATATTCGAAATTGATAGTCATTTGGTTATCGACACTACCACCTCTATTAAAACTAAGGGTGCTATTAGGTGTCATATTAGGAAATACTCCTACATATTTAAACCAGAATAAAATAGTTTTTGCATCTGGAGCACATACTATATCGTATAAAGAAACCGCATAATCACATCTATTTTCGTTGATATATGTACGTCTAGGGCTATACTTACCTATAGATATATCACTAATATACCTAGTCCATAATTGAAATAGCTTATGTAAACTAAGATCTGAAGTTTCTCTTAAAGTTAAATCGAATTGTCCACCGGTGGTGGAATGAATACCATGTGAAGATATTGGCATTGTATATCCGCTATAAGGCTGCTCTATAGAATAAGTTCTAAGAGAATAATCGGGTACCTGTAAACTTTCAACTCTAGATGTTATAATAGGTATGAATTGATGTTCACTAAATCCAGTACCTGACAAAGAACGTATTATGTCTGGATTCGTTTTGAATACAGACCAAAATTGATTGCTTTCTCTAATAACATCAGCATTTACAGCTAGTTCAGAAGATACATCTGAATTAGGTGTTATATTTAGATCTGGTCTTGTCATAAATATATAGTGACATAAACCACTTAATTCCATATCCGGATACACTGAATAATATCTATCAAACAAAGAAAAAATATTGGTATTCAAATCCGATTTAGACATTAAATCTGGGGGCAAGTTCAATGTTTTATGTAATAAAGCATCCCTTGCTTCTTTGCTATATGCTGAAAATGCTTCGATATATGCAGTATCGTCACTTGCATTGGTTATGGATTCTAAAGGTATACTTGATATCGTATTTTCGTATAGAAAATCTAATTCGCTATATTGTGATAGAGGTAATTCATAGTTGGTTACTTTAGAATTACCTCTATTGGCAATAAAATTATGATAGTTTCTATTGAAATCTGCTTCTGTCATACCCTTTGTAGTATCAAATCCTATTCCATTATCTTTTTGAGTAAGAGGTACAGTTTTGACATACTTAGAAGAAGATGTGGATTCTGCCTCTATAGCTTTATCGGTTGTAGTATTTGGGCTCTTTGCTGCTATTTTAGTATCTTTCTGTTTTTTTAGTGGGATAATTGGTACAGCAGTAGGTGTACTTTTAATTTTGGTATTTTTTTTCTTAACATATGAATTGCCACTACTAATGCTTATGGGCATAGGTTTTTTTGATGAAATAATTGTAGCCATGCTTTGCAAATCACCTCTTTCCATATTCTAAATAGTTATCGGAATGTTTTGTGAGCAATAGAATGTGGTATTTACCATTTTCAAATAACGATTGAAATATATATGATTTTAGTGTATGAAGAAGTAAATTATAGTTCATTTTTGATTTGGATAAATTATACAATGAAAGGAAAAATAAAATGAAAATATTAGAAGCTTTAAAGAATATCGGAGGTGGAATCCTTAGATTCGTCTTCGGTAATACAGGTAAGGTTATCGGAGGTGTTTGTAAATTCTTTACATCTGTCTCTTCAGCAGTCTTATCTTTTGTAAAGCTTAGAAGAGCTTTTAGAAAGCATAAGGTTAAAGAAGTTGAAACTGCTGATGATGTAGTTAAGACAGAACGTACAAAGAAGGAGGTGAAAATCAAAGCTAAAGATATTATTAATCGTGACCAGGATATTGATCAGGATGACCGTGAAAATAGATATTCTGATGAAGAAATAAAAGATTCTGGTGTAGCGAAATGTCTTAGAGAATATCGAAGAAAAAGAGGATTTAATAAAGTTGAGCCTGAGATAGTATCTGCTGATCAGTCTTCGACAAAGAAGGAAGATTACTATCAAGTAGTAGATACTCAAACTGGTAAAATTGTATTCTTTAAGAAGATCACACAATCCTGTCCTAGAGAACGTTGTAGAGATATATATAAGATATTGAAACGTCAGGGATATATCAATGGATTGTGGTCTTCTAATCCATATAGACCAGAAGCTGAGGCTTTGTATGGATGTTGAAGAGATGGCAAGGATACAATTAAAGCCTTGCTTAAAGCATTATATAAAGAATTGAAAGATTGTAAACTTGCCAAGAGAGAGGCTGAAAAACAAGCGTTTGATGAGGCGTTTGATAACATATACATGCCACTTGTTAATGGAGAGGAGGTGAAATTCGACAATGATGATGCGGATTGTTTTATAGAAGAAATGAAAGATATCTATGAACAGATATCGCAACCTGAATATATTGATTCTAATAGAGCTTCTGTAATGTATAGGATTCAAGATCCCAATGACAATCCAACTTATGTTGTAGATGCCATTAGACATATGATGCAGGGAGATATAGAGGGTGCTATGAGGGGTGATTATTGGAATGATGATAATCAACATGAACCTATGAGCAAGCACCCTAAATGCGTTGGTGATACTTCATTCCTCAAATCGTATTACGATAGTGAGGAATACATGAGTATTGAAAAGAAAGAATATGAAATATCAAAACAAATGGAAGTTCTAGAAGGACTTCTGTAAAAATAAAAGGAGGATAAAATTATGAAGAAAAATGGTATTATGATAAGAACAGGTAACGCTATGGAAGGATTAGGAGAAAGTGGTATGCTTCTCTTTGGTGGTTTGGCAGCGATTTCTGCTGGTGCATATCTCATTGGTAATCTTATTGGTGGTGATATGGACGAAGATGATGATGACGATGATGATATTTAAAATGTCATTTTCCTAAAAAGAAGGAGAGGGTTTAGCAATATCAAACCCTCTTTTTTCTTCATTTAAAATATAACGCTATACTGAAACATTTGGATAACTTACGGGCATATTTGTTTAAGAATGCCCATGAATATAGATGAAAGGATGGTAAACATATATGATTATACCTAAATCGGCTTTTTATGAAGAAGAAATTGATTTAGAACAAGAAGCCACCGAATCTTCTTATGGTGCTGCATATGAGTTGGCTAAGAATGCTAGACATGTAGCTCAAGCAATTAGTGTTGCAGGCGATGCTGTCAAATCCGTAAAAGGTACGATTGGCAAATCTTCCATTACAAGAATGGGTAGAGAAAGTATTTTGGAATTTCCTGCTATTTTTTCTTCTAGTATTGATTTGGATGATGGTATTGCAATCGCAAAGATGCTTGAAAGATATTATGCTTCACTTATGGTTTCTATTTTTTCTTTGAGACCTGCAGTTGCATTGAAAGAATATAATAACATTTCTGAGTATATCAAGTCTATTCATAGCAATAATAATATACCTAGTAACTTTAAGAAGATGGATCATTTTATTTCTAAAGAATCTTTAGAAGATACATCTGATATTGCAGAAGAAGGTTTATTTAAGGGTAATGATAGAGCAGAATTGAGTGTGAAATTTGGTTCATTGGTACGTTCAGATGAAGGTAAGCAATTACCTAGACCTTCCACTGTATATAATCTTGCCGCAGTGCGTCCAATGAAAGATATTATTGATTCTGGAGTAAAATCCGTATTGAGTTCGGTTGGATTTGAGCCAAAGGGTTATAAACCAGATCTTATTTCTGCAACCAAGTATACGGCAGATGCACTTGAAAAAGCTAAGAAAGGTTATTTCAATTTAGTTAAGGCTAAGAAGAGTACAGATAAGCGTTATGTTAATGCTCATGTTATTCTCGAACAAGCCTTGAGTGTATTAAGTAAAGATATCTCTGAATTATCTGAAGGATGTAAAGCTTTAAAGACGATTAAAGATATCAAAGGTAAGAGAGATAATCTTAGAGACCTTGAGTATGCTACTGGTAGTTTAAGAATTATTTATGATGAAATGCAACTTAAAGCTTATAAGAATTCCGTTGAAAGATGTATTGAATCATATAAGACAGAAGCATATCGTGCAGTTCTTGCAGGTAGAGAATCTAAAGATCCTACTGTATTAAAACCAGGTCAATTACCTACTCCTTATAATACAAAGCCTACTCCAGGTACTACTGGTACTGAAGGTTTTGCTGATTTAGCAGCTAGTGCAGCAAATGCTGTTAAGAAAACTGCAAATACCGTACTAGATAATATGGCTGCTAGAAAGTTTAGTTTTGCTATGATTAGTAGTTACGGTGTTGATTATAAAACTACTTTAGCAGATGTAAAGAAATATAGTAAGAATACTTTAGAAAAGTTAAAAGATGCAAAAAGAGAAATTGAGAAACTCGCTAATAGTGATAAAGCTAAGAATAGTAGCAAAGCTATGCAATTTTTAGAAATTCATATTGATGATATCAATATCTTAATATCTCAATTTGAAGTTGGTCTTAAATCAATGAATCAAATATCTCCAAGAGATAAAAGTTCGTTGGAGAATATTGCTTTGGCAAGTAATGCAACTTATGTTATTAATGCGGACGGATATAAGAGTTATTTAAAATTAATTGAAAGAAATCTTAAAGGAATTAAAGAGACACTTGAACAGATAGCAGTTCCTTCTGTAGAAAGTTTTATGGAAGATAACGAATTTTGTTTAGTTAACGATGAACCATCTGGATTATGTGTCAATGCTACGACTTTTGAACTTGAAAATAGTGACTTAGGTTGTGAATGTTGGGGGTTACAAGGTGGAGCTCTTAACGAAAGTAATGTAAATGAGATTTCTCTTCCTTATAAGAGAACTCAAATGTTACTTGAAGAAAGATTGGCTATGGCTACTGAGTCTATTGAAGAAAGACTTAGAGATATCAATGAGCGTCTTGATGATAATTTTAGAAATGGTGATCAAAGTAATGGTATTACTCAAGGTGCTTACCGAGATATTATTACTGTAGCTGGGAATAGTGATAATCGATTAAATAGAACTTTTCAAGGATCAAATCATAAGTTTGATCAACCAACTCTCAATCAAAATAAGATCGAAACTGGAAAAATCGACTCTAATCCTACAATGATTAATGTTAGATTTTATATGCATGGTCAAAAAGCATCTTTTGATCAGCAAGTGGTTCTTGGTGTTAAATGTATGGCTAGAATGTATAATAGCACATATGTTATCAATGATTTAGTCGAAGGAAGTAAGTCTTCTAATCCAATTTTCAAGTTTATCTCTTGGACTAGAGGAGAAGTTAATGTAGTTAAAGATCTTATCTTTAATATTGGAGATGTGAAGAAGAAATTTAGAGATAAGAGAAGAAATGAATATAACTTACTTGATATGAGTAAGGATAGAAAGGCTATTGATAACGTAACTAAGTTTGCAGCAAATAGACTTCTTCCATATACAAGTTTGATTGTAACAGATTATGAAATTGCCCAAGCTGCTCAAGTAACTGGTGTTGATTTATCTAATGCTAGAAATGCTAAAGCCTTTATGGATAAGTATTATCTCCTTGCTTTTGGTATATATAATTCTAGTACTAGAAAGTTATCCATTATGTATGATGGTGATCCAGATTTTGTCGAAATGTCTATGACATATATTCAAAGTGAGCAAAAGAAATCTATGGACGTATCACAGTCCTTAAGTAATTTAGTAAGTTTAAGATAAGGAGGAGATTAAGCTATGATGATCATTGATGGATATAAATTAGATGATCTTGCTGTCGAAGCATTTTGCGAATTAAGAGCTGATCAGAATCCTAAAGATATATTGAAATATTTAGATGTGGCTACTGAGGGTATTAGTAATCCACAAACTAGAGTAAAATTAGTCAATCGATTATATGATGATTTGATGAAAAAAGGTTTTATTGATTTCGATAAGATTCCTTTATCGAAAGGTGATTTTACAAAATACGTGCATTTTCAAAACCTTACTAAATCAATCGAGAATATGGAGAAGTTATTTAAAGGTATATCTACTCCAGAATTTGAATTGACTCAGAAATTGTATAATATGATTATTTCATGTAGAGCAGACTTTGAATATGGATTTAAATATGATATTGAACTTATCATGTTTTCATACAATACATTAGTTCTTGCTTTACATCGAATTTTAGATATTGCAATGCTTAGTTATATTAGACACATCAGAGTTCAAAATGATACTCCATCACAAAGTATCATTCAAGGTATCACTAAGAAAGCAACTAATGTTGCTCTCAACTTTAAATATGCTCATGCTACAGATATGACACCTGCCGCTACGGCAGAAAGATTATTGATCATTGAGGGTGTAGAAAAGATCTTAAAGATGTATGATAAAGGTGAATGGACACAAATGATTAATTCATTCAAGAAAGGTAGAAATAACTGGCTTGGAGTAATTGGTCAAATTGCAGGTCATGCTAATTTAGTAGCCGATCTTGGTCCTATGATGGTTGCAACACCTCAGGGTGTTGCAGTAGTTACGGTTGTGACATTGATTGTTTTTATCATTTCTTTAAGAAAGATTATTTATGTATTTTATAGTACTGCTTATAAGATTGACGAATCTGTTAAGAGAAATAAGCAGTTCGTAGAATATACATTACAGCACTCCTTGGATCAATCTACAGATGCTATTTTGAAACAAGAAAAAATACTTGAGTTTTACAATCGTATCAATGATACTATTGAAAGTAAGGTATTTGCAGAAAATACAAAAGCATCTAAGAACCTTAAAGCTGCTAATAAAGCTAGGTTTACTATTGCAGATATTGGTCCAGATAATTTTGATCAGGCAAGAGTTGATGATGAACCCCGTAGTCAATATCAATCTACATATAGTTCATATAAACCACCAACTCCAAGTCAACCATCAAATTCAGGAAATAATTCTGAGTTTACATTCTTATAAAATAATTATTAAAAACGGTGCATAAGATATCTTATGCACCGTTAATTACATGAAAGGGGTAAAATATGTATAGAGCATTTTCAGATTTACATGATTTATTTAACGATGTGGCAGCATTAGCTGCTGAAATGAGTTCAAATATTAGCGAATTCAGAGAAAAAATTATTAACCTTAGAAATGAGATTGATAAAAAATTCCGTGCGGATATGACAGAAGTTAGAAATATGGCTATCGAATCAGATTTTGTAAATTATATCAAATATCATTCCGATTCAATTGCCGAATTTCTTAATTCTCTTAGAGTAGATGCAAGAAAATTATCTGTTTCATTAAATATTAACGAGGATACAAGAAATCGATTAAATAATATGGTTATCAATTACCAAGGTCTTCCTGCAGGATATACCGTTGATGAATCCTCGATCAACTTGTCTCCTTCTGTAACTGGTACATATTTATCTGAATACACATATGATGCTATGAAAAATGAATTAAAATGCAAACTAGACACAGATATTACTCATTATACAGCTACAAATATTGTGAAGGATTATGTACCTAATTGTATTAATTATGTTAATAATGCTACTAGGATTCTTAAATTTAAAGCCGAAAGTGTTGTAAATGCTGCAGAAGATAATTGTAAGAGTTTTTATGATTATCTTGCTAGTATAGATGATGGTGCATCACAAGATGATTTAAAAGCAATGATTATAAAATTTGAGAATCTTTTTAAAGATGTGGTGGATAGCGGTTATAAAGATATCACCGAGTATTATAAGATGGCTGCAAACATGGCAAAGAATTATGATATCATTAACAAGGCTTCTGCTCATTATCATAATACATTAAATCGTACATTTACCTTCTAAATAAATTTTCTAATTATATATAATAATTATGATAATAACCAGAGGAGGTATTTTATATGATTAAAGAACTATTATTTGTTGGATGCTTATTAGGTGCTTCAGTGTCCAACTCGGTAAATGTAAATGAAACTCAATTTAACCTAAAAGAACTTAACCGAAGATTTACCGAATATTATAGGGTGTGCGACGAATCCTATATACCTGAATTAATCGATCAGTATAATTTCTGTTACAGATGGTTATCTGGAGGCACTCCTACCGATGTGCAGATTGCAGAGCATTATACAAATATGGCATATGATAACATTGTCAGAATCGGAGATGGTTCTTCTAGTATTATTTTGAAAGATGATGAGCCGAATTTCTTTATATGGGAAGCAGAGCCAATGAATCAAATTGAAGATTCGGTAGGTTAAAAATATTGGGGTAAAAAAGAGGTGCAATTATATGCACCTCTTTTTTTATTTGCTTTTCATAAAATTTCTAAAAATTTCATTAAGTGATATTTCATCATTAATGATCCTTTCACTTTCGAGGAGATTATAACAAAATCTATCCATAGCTGGTATGAAGATTTGGATATAATCACCATCTTTATATCCATCTATTTTGAAAATATTAATAGCTCCAATATCTTTAACACTAGATACCGGAATGCGTTTGCCATTAATAAATACTCTCATCATATCAGGTAATAAAATTTGTTCTAAATCGTTGAACCAGAATAATTCATCGTGATATAGTTCAGTATCTGGCGTTCCCTCAAATATAATGGTTTCGTTAACTGGTAAGTATTCTAATATAAGTTCCCTATTACTATCAGTAGATAGCATATTGTTAAGTTTAACATTTACATCTCCACCATATTTTGCGGGTATGGATAATACATACTCTGTTTCGTTGAGTAATCTGCCACCATAATAGATTCTAAATCTAGTATAGTCTGGTGATTCCTTAAAGTTTTTCATAACCAAAATTCCATCTGACAACGAAGCGTCTTTGGTATAAACTTTTCTATAGTTGTTAATATTTGTAACAGACATAGTTTTATTTATTCTATGTACTGTATGAAGAATAGCATACATTCTTGTCATATCTAAAGGTTTATGACAGGATACTGGCACATCTTCAATCTGATTTTCTTTTCTTACTGTGAGATAATTGGCAATATTATCTACAAAGAATTCTTCGTCGGAAGTTAAAAAGAAATCATAATCATCTTCATCTATAAAACAGAAATCTATAATTTCTCCAGTAGGTGGAGTAATTTCCACTTTAGATAATGAATATCTGTACGTAACTTCGCCAGGTTTTAATACTGCTTTAGTTTGCTTATCATAAACCATAACGTTATTGATATCGATCATTCCGAATACATCATCATTCATTAAAAGATAAGGGACATCGGTAGCATAGAATGTAAGATCCGATTCCTGTTTATGCATAAGCGAAGAATCGATAATATATACTTCTACATCAATAAGGTTATCAATATTATCTATAAGATGAGTTCTCTTAATATAGAAATAAGCATCTCGTTTAATAACATGCGAATATTCAATATTGACTCTAACACCATTTACATATACCAGTGCCGATGGTTTAATATTCTCACCTAAGTGTACTTTAAAATATAGCATTGGCTCAGAGAATTTATATTCGTCGTTAGGATCTATAACCTCTCCTATGTTAGACATAAGAGACCTAGAAAATACTTCTGGACTTTTAGATTGGAGATATTCGTGCCTAATAGTCTTTTTATTCTTTGCATTTAATATCTTCTGAAGATATTTATATCTATTAGGGTTTTCTTTTAAAGTTTCGATTAATCTATTTAATCTAAAAGATCTAATATCTGGATACTCATCATACGCCAAGAACGCTCTATAATCGTAACTTGATAGATGATATGGCTCATACTCAGATACTTTATCTCCTAATTTACCTTCATTTTTATAAGTTAAGTATGTCGCATTATTATCTGTGCAATAATCAATAACAGATTGAATTGCGTTATCATACTTAGTTAATGTATTAAGAGATTCATACCATTCAATCCATATAGTGTTTGGTAATCCATTATCTTCATAATTTTTTAACGTTAATTCAAAGATGGATGGATGTTCTTGTATATAGTCAAATTCGATAGCCTGAAATCTAATTCTATTGATTGAATCGTATGCATAAACATGAATGTTTTCTGGATGAATGGGATTATTAAAGTAAGGTAATTCGAATTTTACTACATTGCTTTCATTTGTGGATATTTCACAATGACCATACTTTTGATACTGATTAATCAAGTATATTTTTGCATTACTGACATTATTTTTGATATATTCAATAAATTCTTTATCTATCGCTACATACTCTACACTATCTTTAGAGATAATGCTAGCTTTAGTAGTGCCTAACATGATATTTTCATCGTATGGTGTACTACCTATATACATAGCCCATTCATTTTGAATTTTTGGTTTATTGAGCTTAATTAAATTAGTAAAGATACTAAGCGGAATCAAATATAGACCTGTCTCAGGGTCTATCATATCAGTGAATACTAATAGTCTATTTTTATATAGATAATAAGCATCAGCATGGTTCTGAAAATTAACGAACCATCTATAATCATTCTCTATATAATTCTTCATTCCTTCTTTGGTAATACCAGTAGTTCTATTATTGGTAAGAATAATATAACAACCATCATTTGATTCAGCTACCATCATTCCAAAACAGAAAGTATTTCCTACTTGGAAAATAATCGTATTACTGAATATTGCAGGATTCTGAATGAGTTGTGTTATCGACAATGGTTGATAATATTTAAATTTATCTAAAAATGCTTTCTTTGTATAGTAAGGTACAATAGATTTTTTAAGATGAAGAGTATAACTGCCTCTAGGAATACCTAATAACGAATTAACGCTTTCATCAATAGTAAAATCTGACATCTTACCAGTAACAATATCAAATTTTTGAAGTATTTCTTGTCTTCTTAAGCACTTATAGAAATTAGTCTTTCTATTATCAATTAATGCCTGTCTAATTATATGATCATCATAGAGATTATTGAAAAAATACAGTTCATTTTTTGAAATCGATTGCATTCATTTATCTCCTTTCCGTTTTTTATTAAAATTATTAGTTTGTCAAACGTAGATAAAAGGGAAATAAGAACCTGAGACTTTTATCTCAGGTTCTAAATTACTGTAATACTGAATTAATAAATTGATACACGTTATAGTTTTTATCAGAGATGATATCTTGGAATGCCATATCGTTAACTACTCTAGTTTTCAATGTAGCGTTCATAATTGCAAATAAGAAATATGGGAATGAACCTAATGCAAATAATGATTCGTATTTATACTGATCTACGAATCTATTCAAGAAAAGTTCTGTGTTAATAGTTGCTTCAGATCTCTGAGAGTTAACTCTAAGATTAGTAATTTCATTATCAAATAGTGTTTTACAGAAAGTGGTAAAAGATAGATAAATATTTGCATTTTTTATTTGAATCTTCTGTAAAATATCATTCAATAACGGAAAATCCTTTCTTCCCTTCTTAAGCAAATAACCTCTTGCTACATCTTCTGCAATCTGCTCTGGTGTTTGTAAAATATTGATACAGAAAAACTTCATGGCTAAATACATAAATGCGTCATATCGTTCCTTATTAGTACCTAATGCCACAGTCTTACAAAGAATTTTATTATACATATTAGCCCATAAATACGCACCAATATCAATAGCTTTTGATGGTGGCATATATGTCCCATCAAATCTCGTAAGGGTGAGATATGCACTGACTAAAATAGGATATAATCTTTGAGCAGAAATAGAATAGATCTTATCCCCCATAGTTGATTGTCTAGTTACCACATAAGGGGTAAGGTTTACTAACATTTTAGCTCTTTTATCTTGACCAGCGTATTTAATAAATGGCATACATTTAGGAATGCTGTATTCTAGAGATAAACTAACTAAAAGAATCGTTCCATCTTTGACCGCATTGAGGATATCTAAAATAATTGGTTCATTATATAATCTTCTCAATCCTTGTAAAGAATCGTCTAATAATCCATTCAAGATAATAATATCGTCACCCATAAATCCACTCATACCTTTTTTTAGTACGTTGGATATTTTAGCTGTTAATACTCCAGTACTATCTTGCATTCTATAGATGTCAGAATCAGTAATCTTTAACATGTAAAAATTCACCTTCCTTCTCGTATAAATTATCCCCATGTTTTATTCTTAAATTGTACTCAGCAATATATTATATTTATGATGAAACTTTATGGGAGGGATAATTATTATGATGGTAAAGACACATATGATAAATCGTAAAGAACTATCAGTTACTATTATGATAATGAAATATGGATGATGAAAGGTAAAAATAATATGAAATATAACATTCTAGTTGTAGCAGATTTACATTGGGGTGTTATGGATGATTATAGGATGTACTGTCAATATCAGTACATCTTAAATGCCATAGATACCAGAGATATAGATATAGTTGTTATCGCAGGTGATTATTTTGATAGTAAGCTATATCTTAATTCTAAAAGAACTATACGTTCCCTTGATTGGTTTGATGAATTATTTAAATTATGTCAGTCAAGAGGAGTACAGAAGATAAGAATGATAAGAGGCACATTATCCCACGATGCGGATCAAATGTCAGTATTTTATAAATATGAGGACGAGTTTTCGTACTTTAAAGTTATCGAAAAGTGTTTTAGTGAAGAAACATTACCGGGGTTACAGTGCCTATATTGTCCGGATGAGATAATGAGCATTAAAGATTATATACTCAGATATACCGATACCTTACTTAATGAAAATGATATTGCTTTCTTCCATGGAAGTTTTGATGTGGTATTAAGACAGGATATAAACGTATCTAAGTTATTATATGAAGAGCCAGAGGATATGAATGTGATAACATCTATCACATTTCCAATGAATTATTTTCAGAAGATAATTAAGTATTGTCTAGTCGGTGGACATTGGCATGATGGAAAACAATATGAACGGATATATTATGTTGGTAGTCCTACTCAGTGGATACACGGAGAAGATAGTCCTAAAGGTATTGGTTTGATATCCATTGACACAGAAAGTGAAGAATATACATATGAAAAAATTCTTAATCCGATAGCTCCTATATATAAATCATATGATATAAGACCCGATGAGATGATAAATGTTGACAATTATATGGATGATATTTACATTCTTATAAATAATATTAGAGAATCATTATCTCAAGAAACAAATACAAGGGAAGTCCATATTAGAATAGTGATTTATGAGATAGATAAATGTGCTAAATCTCAAATTATTATAAAAACTCTTAAAGACGCATTTGTCAAAGATAAGAATGTGGTTATTAAGGTTAAGAGTAAAAATAAAAAATCAAATAAAAAGAAAGGAGAGGATAAACCTGAAGTAAAAGAAGATTTATCTTTTATAAAAGATAAATCTTTAGGTATATCACAGCAACTTTATGAATTTATTCAATTAAGAGGTAAAACTAAAGTACCTTTAGAATACATTGAAAAGTTGGTTAAGAAATATACGCAATGAGAAAAGAGGTGAAATAAATTATGAGTATTTATGAAGAATCATTCGATGAAAAATTGTTCGATATGCTCTATGATACACCGGAGATGATTCTACTATTAAAGAATAGATATCAAACACCAAAAGTTTGGAAGTTTTGTATAGAAAGAGAACCATCTTTATTTGGACAAATGGAAAATCCTACTGAAGATATTGCAATTTATGCTTTAGATGTATGCGGTGAGAATATTATTCCATTAGTGAATAAGTTTGATTATATTCCAGTAACAAAGAAAATGGCATTTACAGCATTAAGAAGCTATCCAGGTGCTATCTTATATATTCCTCAAAATATTTTATGTGAGGAAATGTTTAACATGGCTTTCAACTCGCAACCATCTTTACTAGGTGCTTATGATAATTTAGGCAATGATTATTTGCTAAGAAGAGTTCGTGAAAGACCATCTGATATAAGGTATATTAATAACCCAAGTGAGGAATTAAAATATGCGGCATTAGAGAAAGACCCAAATGTGTGCGTATACATTGACAATCTCACTCCTCAAATGATTAGTCTTCTCTATGACCTTAAACCAGGTTTAGCGGAGATGTATACAAATACATTAGAAAGAGAGAACATGTTATATGCCGAAGATACAAAAACGACAGAAGCAGACTGCAAAGAATGGTCAAATTCATATTAATTTTGACATAACGATGCTGAATGCACTAATTAAATATACTAGATGTACAGGTTGGGTTAAAAGACCACAACTTGATTCACTATTAAAATTATTAAGAAAACTTGACTTATCTTCATATAATTATAATGAAGATATGCAAGTTCGTATTAAACTTATAATGGCGATATGTGCAGGAACTATAGAGGAAAATATCAATGATCCAGATGTATTAGAAATGTACGTTAAGGAAAAAGTTCCTGACGGTGTAGATGTCCTTATTAATATAGGACTAGATACCAATAAATTAAATAAGTCAGAATGTGATACAATAGAAAGAGCAATCAGTGAAAGATTGCAATATTCATATTTATATCAATATAAGGATGAATTAAGTGAACTTTATACCGAAATAGAGAAACCTGGATTTCATTCTTATTATGAAGCAGTGAGTAAGTTGAAATCTTCGTTAACAAATTTGATGGCTGCTTTAGAGTCGGCTTCTACAGCTGATGAAATGATCAAAGAATTTAATTTTAGTGGATATTTATATGATGTCATGATGGATAAAATTGTGGCAAGAGCTAAGAAATCGTCTACTATATTAAAGACTGGGATGAGATGCATGAATGCAATGCTGTCTCCTGGATTTGAGGGTAGTAGACTTTATTTGTTCTTAGGTGGTACTGGTAAAGGTAAATCTGGTACATTGTTAAATATAGCAGACCAGCTTAGGCTGTTCAATCCACAAATAAGAGCAGTTGAAAATGGGATAAGAAAAACGGTAGTGTTCATAACAATGGAAAATACTGTTAATGAAACAATCGAACGTCTGTTTGATATGTATAATGATACAGGTATTCCGTTGAAGATGCTAGATCCTGAGGAAGTTAAGAGAATATTAAAAGAGAATGGTAGATTTGTATTTTCAGATGATACTGGTATAGATTTAGATATTCTTTATTATAGTGATTTGGAAATTGCTACATCTGATTTATATAATATATGGTACAGATTAAGAGATATGGGCAAAGAACCTATAGCTTTAGTACTCGATTATATTCTCAAAATTGATTCTAGTAGAGATAATAATAATGATGAAAGATTAAGATTGACTTATTCTGCAAAAGAATTAAAGACTTTTTCACAGGTTTTCGATATTCCAGTTATTACAGCAATGCAGTTTAATAGAGAGGGTAACTCGATTATCGATGCTGCTACGAGAGATGAGAAAGAAGGAATATTGAATTTCGTTGGTCCAGCTTTAATCGGTACTGCGTGGGGATTGGTACAAGAAGCGGATTGGGTAGGTTCTATCAATTTGGAAAGAAGAAGATCTACTAATTCAAATCATATGTCATTTAAACTCTATAAGATTAGAGGTAAGAAAGATGATATGTTAGTTGACTACTTTAATCATCCATTCGTTGGAAATACTTTAAGATTGATGCCGGATGTAGATAAAGAGAAATCAGTGTCTATGATATTGAATGCATCAGATCTAGAAAGTGTAGATGAAGATAAAGAAGATGCATTTGGTGGATATGGAACTCCTAAGAGACCAAAAATTAATCAAGAGCAACCAATTAATGTGATCGAAAGAACTAATTTTGCAAATGTTAAGAGGATAGCATAAAAAGAAGCAACCCTTTATGCGAGGGTTGCTTCTTTAATTTTCTCTACCATATCTGATGAATTATAATTTATCTTCTCCTGTTCTAATTTAAGAATAGTCTTTAACATATTTACTATCGATGGAGAAAAAGATTTGATGGTTTCATGATCAAATTCAGAAAAAGAACGCATATGATTTAAATCTAGAAGCTCCCTCCATAATTCAGAAGTACCAAATACGTCAAAGGAATAAACCCACGGTTTATAAAAATATTTTCTTTTCTGGTTTTGATCGAATGTGATAGAAACAGTATTTTTAGTTATATCGGCTTTGTATAGTCTTAATACAGATTCTGCATTTAACACCAAGTGTGCTCCTGTACTAATTATGGTTTGATAATGTAAACTTTTCATTGTAATATTTTCATTAGATATTGCATCTATATAATTTTGTATTGTATATTCTTGAATTTGCATATAGTCTCCTTTCACCAAACGGAACTATCTTGTTTATGAGATATACGAAGTTCATCATAGTCACCATTTAATGCATCTATTTGCATAGTAGCACCTAGAGTAAATCTAGGTAATGAGAAATCTTGATGTTCATATACCGGTACAGTAATATAGTTTTGTGTAATAATAGAACCAGATATCGCAGGTTTACATTTGGAGTCATTGCAAAAGCACGAGCTTCTAAGTGCGTTCGATGTAGTAGTCTTTTTACCGAAAGATATTAAAGGCATCAATGCTGGAATATAAACTGGATGAGATGAGCTTCCAGAACTACCAGATGTATTTGCGTATTTACCTACAACCTTTTCTGGCATAAACCAGGATTGAATTGTATCTGTAAACTTAGTCATAACCCCCACCCTTTCTAATTATAGTTATTAGTAGGTTTTTGGGGATAATTCATTTATAGAAAGAAGGGTGATAAAATAAATGGGTATCATTCTTAATAATGAACAACTCGAATTGAAGCAAAGGCTTCACAAATGGAGAAAAAATATGGATAAACCATATTTCTATTATTCAGGTAGAGCAGGAACTGGGAAAACTACAGTAGTTAGAGCATTTTTAGACGATTTGGGATATGAGAATGGAGAATATATATGCTGTGCTTATGTAGGCAAAGCAGTTATGGTTTTACTTAGAAAAGGATATAATGCATCAACTATTCATTCTTTGATATATGATGTGATCATAAAGAATCTCATAGAAAAAGGATATGATGAATTTGGAGAAGAATACCAAAAGAAGAAATCGATAATGATGTTTGAATTGAAAGAAAAACTTCCTGATATGATAAAGTGTATTGTAGTAGATGAATGTAAGATGGTTCCTGATAAAATGATAAAGGAATTATTGTCATTTGGTATACCGATTATATTCATGGGTGATGAAAATCAATTACCTCCTGTAATGGGTACATCAAAAATATTATCTGAACCAGATTTTATACTCAATGAAATTATGCGTCAAGCAGAAGATGATCCTATTGTAATGATAGCAAATTGGATATTGGATGATATTCCTTTAAAATATGGCATATATGGTAAATCTAAAATAGTTGAATCCATTCCATTTGACAAACATTTACTTCAGGATTTTAATATGATTCTTTGTGGAAAGAATAAGACTAGGGAAGAATTAAATGATAGAATCAGAAAAGAAATTCTTCATCTTAATGATAAAAAACTATATCTAGGTGAGAAATTAGTATGCAGACAAAATAATTGGGAGGAATGCATTGGAGATATATATCTTACTAATGGTATGGTTGGATTTGTTGACGATATTCATTCATCTAGAAATAATAGTAAGTTTATATCATTTGATTTTAGACCAGATTTCTTAGATTCTTGCTTTGAAGATATTAAGTTAGATAAACGATATTTTTACTCTCCATACGAAGAGAAAAAAGAATATGGATTATCACAATACAACAAATTTGAATACGGGTATGTATTGACCACACACCTTGCTCAAGGTTCTGAAGCAGATGATGTGTTATATATGGATGAACTCATGCATAGTTCTGATATTACACGCAGGTTAAGATATACTGCGGTAACTAGAGCCAGAGATAGTATAACATTTCTCACAGACCATGGATATCCAAATAGAAGATATTTTTAATGTATTAAATAATATATAAGGAGTGTACAGATAAGTAAAATTATCTGTACACTCCTTTCTATAAGATTTTTATATTTAATAAATTTATCCATGACGGTTAGTCTATCTAAAATATATTTGTGATTTATTATATAGATTTTTTAATGAAAAAATTGTACAAGATAAGCGAATTTATAGGAATTTGATTGTAGCATATATCAAGACATTTTAACGTGAGAGTATGTCCTCTCACACCAAATTTTTTATACAGCTATGTATTATCAGAAAAATATTTCCAGAGATTTTTTATATTTTCTTTATCATTAGGTTTTTAACAACCATAGATTTGGATTGTATTACAATCTAGTAATTAACCAATATAGATCAAATAATTAATCTAAAAATAGCAAGATTGAAGTTTTCATCATTACATATTTTTTCACAATTTGATTTAAGTTAACTTAATTTAATTTACATATGTAAATAGTGTTCTTTAAAAAGAAATTGGCTATCTCATTAATTTAGAAATACCGAATAGGATTTACCTATTCGGTATTTTTCCCCATTTTTTAAATCAAATTTGGGATATACATGATTTATTTGATAATAAGGAATAAAGTTTTCAGTTCAGCCTTGGTGCAAGTTCCCTTTTGGGAGGATTGAAAACTTAAACTTATACCTCGTGATTAAGTTAGTACCGAAGTAGTATAATAACCTTATGGAAGTAAAACTCTACCTATGCACATTCTAGGTGATGAGACCTTCTTCTATAAGCTCTCTTATACGAAAAGGGAATACTGAAAGCGAGCTATAAGGTTCCGAACAACCATAGGGATTAACGCAGTTAGATTGACGATCTAACAAATATCTCTTATTATCTTGCACAGATAGTCGTGAGATTATCTAGAGATAATGGGGATATGCAGGGAATTGCTATGGTGGAAAGGAGATTGTTCAGGTAAATTGACCGTTAGTCTGGTCAGTTTATCTAATCTTCTTTTTTTCTTCATTTTGGTACTCTAAAAACACACTGATAATTAAAATAAGGAAGAAAGGAAGGTTAGAGAGATTATGGCTGGAATATATAAATCTAAGTATTCGGGTGCTCAAATAGATATGGCAATTGAAAACGCTTTAAAATTTAATCCAGAAGAAAATGGATGGATTAAGATTCCTTCTAGCGAAGATTATCCCATTGACTTAAATGAACTGAAATCACCTGGTAATTATATTATAGAATATTTTATCAATGGACCAGTGAGTTTAGAAATTACACCTATCAATATAACAGTCGTTATCAAAAATAATGTATTGATTCAGTATATTAATATGCTAGATGATTTATATTATAGAAACGGTGACGATTATAGCATGTATCCAGATGAATGGTATACGAGAAAGACTTCAAATTATATCTATACTGAGAGTGTACCTGATGAACCAGAACCTAATAGTTTAGCTATCCTTAAAGATGAAGAAGGTAATTATACACTTAATATTTATGATAAAGAAAAAGAAAAATTTGTCCTTGTATCAATTCCAGACATTATGCGTCAAAGTATTTATGATAGTGAATTGAGACAAACTGATTTTTTTAGATATGTAGATGATATGTACGTTGCCTTAACAGGATGTGCAATAGGTATTGAATGGACTATATCTGATAATACCGATTGGATAGGATATGCCCTATCATCCATGAAATATATTGCAGAAGATCCTGTTAATTTTATTATGACATTCAAAAATTCCAACATGCTTCTTTACAGTAGACCAGGAAGTTCTTCTAAAATCTACTTAGACGATAACTTAGTAGAACCACAGTTAATGGTATTTGAGGATTCAACTCATATTGTAGTTAATGCATATATCTATGATAATGGTACATCTACTATTTATCAGTCTTCAGATTGTATGTTATGGACAAAGATTGATATGAACATGGTCGATATGCATTTTGACTTGCCTAATGTTTATATCAAGCCTACTAATTTGAAGATGTATGGCATTCAACCAAAAGCTACATATAATACAAGTAGTAATTTGAAGGCTTGA